TGTCGAGCAGCCACGAAAGAACGACGCTCTCGTGCACACGGTAGTTCGTCGCGAGAGTCGCGATGATCTCGTCGTCGGTGGGGCGCTTCGGTGCGGCGGCGCGACCAGTCCGGGCGGGTGTCTTGACCGGCTGCGCGGCGGCCACGGCAGGCGTGCTGGCGGCCGCAGTCGGCGCGAAGCTGGCTTCCTGAGATGCGGTCTGTTCGGCGGCGCACGCCTGCGCCTGACGAGTCTGTTCGAGTCGTTCTTCCTCGACCTTCTTGTGCTGCTCGATGCGCGACGTCACGGCGAGCTTGAAGTCATCGGCCGGCTTCTGGATAAGCGTCTGCAGGTCACGGAACAGGAAACCGTATGCTTCGTCCTGTGGCCGGTACCAGTCGAGTTTCGAGCGCATCTCGCGCGCGGCCGCGTCGGCGGCGATCTTGCCGTTGGCAACGGTCGTATCGATCGATTCATGCAGGCTCGCAAGCGTGCGCTTGTTCTTCGCCGCAGCAACAAAGTCTGGAGCCGCAATATCGAGGCGCACCATGCTGAGTTCCGCATTCAGCGCCGCAACATGGTCGGCGAACCGCTTGCGGCCGTCGGCGATGATCTGATCCTTGATCTCGCCCTTGCGCTTCGTCACCAGTTTGTCGAGTCCGAGACGCTTCTCGCGCAGCTGCGCCTTGATGTGGTCCAGCGTGCGCATCAGATCGTCGATGCTGGCCGTCTGCGAGATCGCGGCGTTCTTGGCGACCTCGAGTTCCTTCTCGGCCTTCTCGCAGAACTTGACTGTTTCTTCCGCGTCCGCGAAGTCCTGATCCGTTTGCAGATCCGTCTTGATGTTCGCGATGAACTGTTCGGCGGCCGCCTTGAAGCGCGGCAGATTGCTCGTGACGACCTTGCCTTCGATCTGCACGGCGAGAGTCGGGAGGCCCATGATCACTTCCGCTTGGGGCTTCTCGGCGAGTTCGCGCGGTTTATACTCGGCCAGATCCTTCTCGAACTGGGCCCAGCCTGCGCGCAAGCGTTCGAACCACGCCGGATCTGGCTTGACCCACATCGAGGCCATGTTGTCCCGCGTGCCGTCGGAACAAACGAAAAGCAGTTTGCTGGCGCCGCTGACCATCAGCAACTGCTGCGCCTGTGGCATGTAGGCGTCGGGCAGTTCCTTGCGCTTGATCGAGTCGAACAGCGCCTGGTTGAACTGCTTATGCTCGAACGCAATGGTTTCATCCATCGTCAGACCGTCGAACGATCCCGACAGCAGACCTTCAGAGCCGACGACCGGGTAAAGATCTTCGCCGATGGCTTCTTCGACGAGCGGCCGGGCAAGCGCTTCAACTTCGTGACCTTTGTCGAGGATGTGCTCTTGGAACCAGTCGCTGTATTCCTTCGCCGTGCCGGTGTGCTTCATGTGAAGCAGCTCGTTGCGCTTCACGTTGGCGGACAGGCCGAGCATCGCCGCGGCTTCGCTAGAGCCGAAATGCTTGTGGCGAAAGGCAAGCCATTCGTCGGAACCCTGAATTAGGTCGTGAGTTTCCATGCTTGTTACGCTCCCTGATTGCCGTTGTCCTGCGCCCACGACCGGATTTCTTTCTTCTGCGATTCGGTCAGCGACGCACCTTTGGTTTCGATGAACGCGATCATCTTTTCGGGCGTCTTTCGACCGGTCGCGACGACGGTCTTCCAGTCGTCCTTGTTCTTGTCGAACTTCTCCTGGTCGTAGGTCACCTTCTCGGTGGCTTGAGAAGAAGCTGCCGCACGATTACTGTTTCCCTGCTGTTCCGTGTGGGACGACTGACCGGAATCTCCCTCTGCACCGCCCTGACCGTCGTCGTCTTCACCTTTGGTGGACATGCCGGATGCCGCTAGCAGGGTGTAACGCTGCAGGTATGTGATCGTGCTGCCGCCCTGTTGCAGAACGTTTTTCTTTCCGCTGTTGTCCGGAGGGCCTTCCATCGACACTTTCTTCGAATGCCCCATGACATGCGTCACGATGCAATCGACCTCGATCTTTCCCGGGCTTTGACGGATATCCCAGTCATAGGTAAGTCCGTGCGCCCCCATGGCGGGACCAAGAACATCGGTGACGTCTGACAGTTCGGCGTGCCTGTAGCCGACAAAGTCGCCGTCCTTCGTGTTGTAGCCGACGGCCTTGCGCTTGAAAATCGGCGGGCAGGTACGCTTGAACTCGGTCATCGCCGCGACGAACGCCTTGCGTGCTTCGTTTGCCTCCCAGCGCTGCTGCAGTTCCATCAATTTCTCAAGACGATCGAGATCGGCGTTCGTCTGGATCGCCAGGCGCAGCAGATCGGCGGGGGTCGTGAGAGAGATGCCCGTGCCGTGGTTGGTGGAAAGAGCCGATTGCTGCTGCGCAACCGGAGGCCGCGCCGTCGGCGTCTCTGAGGTATCGACGTCGATGACGTCGGCCATGGTTGCGGTGTTCATGATTGGCTGACGTCCTTTTCAATCTTCGCGTACGGGTGCTTCGTCGTATGCGGCTTGATGTGCTTGCCGAAGTGGCTGCCGATCGACTCGGCGGCCTTGAACTTCGCGAAGTCCTCGGCGGTGAAGTTCGCGTAGTGATACGTCGAGCCAGCACCGGCCTTCGACTTGAAACAGATGGCGAGCGTGTTCGTTTCGGGGTCGTGGCCGATGCTGTGAATCTGGCTGGACTCGACAGGCGACAGGTCGATCGGCGCGCGGCTGATTTCGGTGGTTTCGTTCACGTTGAACTCCTTACGTTTGACATCAGTTGAAGGCGCAGGGTGGCGGTTTCGTCCTGATCCCATTGGTGGGCGATCTCCATGATTGCGAACGCGCAGCAGATCGCGATCAGGAAGGAAATGGTTGGGTGCTTCTCGTAGAAGCGGTCCATCGATCTAACGAGTCGCATGTCAGCCTCCGGTGGCTTTGGCAATTGCAGCTAGCACATTCACGTAGGCGACGTGATCCACGGAAACGACATGCATGCCATCTCCCGATGAATTGGTGGGGCACTTGACTAGTTGAATAAGTGCCTTCAGTAAATCCGGCGCAGCAGCAATTAGAAGAGCGTTAGCCTCTTTGTCGGGACCGTAACAATGGGCGATATCACCGGACTCAGTCGACCAGATGTTCCTATCAATGAACATATTTTCGAATTCCGGATAGATCGCAGCGCAATCTTCGTCAACAACAATTTGGTCCCATGGACCGGGCGTTCCTTTGAAGTCACCCGTACTGACCTCACGGTTCTCCATGAAGCTGATAGTTTTGTACGGCTGAAGGGTGTATATCTCGCCATTGATGAGCCACGCACGATCATGTGGCGGTTCATCATCTACCTGAACCAAGGGCCGCCCGTTCACTACGATATGTTTGATCACCGCATACCTCCGATCGGCAGGTACACGTACTGCGCCGAAATCGACTTCGGCACGTAGCCTTTGGCAATTCGATCCCAGGGCGCCACGCCGCGACGAACCAGATCAGCTTTTGCAGCCTCCTGACGGCGCCTGGTGCGCTCGCAGAGCATTTCGTATTTCAGGTCCAGCACGCGTTCGCGCATAAAGCTCGACATGGTCAACCCCCGAACGAATGAAACATCGCGTTGACGATCGAATCACCGAAGATCGTCGACAGCAATGCGACACACAGAAACGCTGCACCGAAAACGATGCAAGCCACGGTCACCACCACTTGCGTTTGCTTGAATTCGACGTCTGTGGGGTTCACGTTTTTTCTCCTGAATCTGCGACGCTCGATCACGAGCAGCCGCGCATGAATACGACGAAGCAGCCAGCGACGAACGCCCAGATGCCCGCGTAGATGAAGATTCCAGTCATGGCTTCCTTCCTCCGAGCTGGACATGACGAAGCCCGGGTGCGTACATCTCGTCACCGAGAATGACGCGGCGCGGCTCGTAGTCATCCCAGCTTGCCGCGCGTTGTGCTTCGGTCATCGGCTCAACGAGTTCGTCGCCGGCGCCGCGCGTCAGCGGGTCGTCATGGATTGGCAATTTATCGACTAGCATTGCGGACTCCAGTTATGGCCTGATCAGCCGGCGAAGCTCGAAACCGAGTGCGACGGCGAGGATTACGGCCGTGCCCAGAACGGGGTAGAGGATCGGGCTCATCAGCAGCCTCTTCGTTCGTCGGCGACACCTTCGCCGATGATGTCGGCGGCGAATTCGCGCAACAGATGCTCAGTCAGGGCACCCGCGCCACCTTCGGCCAGGCGCTTCAGTTCGATCAGGTCTTTCGCGATCACCGACATGACGAACTCCTACAGCCCTTCGCCCGTGACACGGAAGAACCGCAGCGAATCGACCGGCTCGCGATAGGCCAGTTGCGTATCGTCGTCGGCCCTGTTCGCCTTCCAGATCAGACCCAGCTCGGCGAAATCGTCGAGGCTGATGTGCCGCGTCGTGCGGCCGATCGTGAAGGAGACGATGCGGTTCGAGCGCAACACGCCCGTCGCTTCGTTTCCTTCTTCATCAACAACCGTTCCTGTGGTCATCACGTTCTCCCGTGAGAACTACGAAATAAATAAATTCTTAAATTTTGACTCTGCGGACCGCGCGAACCCGGCCTTTGACGTTCTTGCCGTCCGCAAACTGGAAGCCATATGCGAAACCCTGGCACCAAGCGCCGTAGGCCGAGGACTGCGTGCTCGACCAGTACCAGGAGGGCGCAAATTTTTCGGCGATCGTCGCGTAGCAGAGGTTCAGCTCACGCTGGGCCGGCAGATAGAAATCGGTGTGTCCGTCTTTCGAGTACTCCGCGGCCCAGGCGGCGGCCGGGTGCTTCGAAGTCGCGCCAAGAAGTGCCCGCGTGTTCGCGGCACCGTCGAGCCGGCTGTCGCACTCCGGAACCTTCATGCCGTACGGACCCCACTCGAAATCCATGCCTTCGTCGAGCGAAGCGATCAGGTGGTAGTCGGGCGCGTCGCCTTGGCCGGGCATCAGGCCGGCGTAAATGCCGCCTTGGCCCTCCCAATAGACGCCAAGGCGTGGTGCGACGAGAACGGGTTTGTCTTGGACTTCGGACATGGTTGACTCCGGATTGAGGCAAGCGGTTTAGTGAACGACGCACGCACGATAGGCGTCGGTCGGGTCAAGTTCTTCGTCTTGCAAAAGCGTCCAGACGAAGCGGTCGTAGAAGCGAGACTCCATGAAGTGGAGCGCCTGATCGATGATCAGATCCGCGGCCGCCTGGTCTTCCTTGAAGATCGCGTTGACATCGATTTCGTTGCCAAAGTCGTCGGTGATCAGTTCGATGCACGGCAGAACTCGGCCACGCGACGTCTGGATGCGATGTACTGAAAAAGGGATGAGGCGCATGTCGGTCTCCATCTGGTTTGGTGCTGCGATGGAGTGAACTATACGTCAACGAATAGAAATGTCAATGCGCGAATGAATAATTCAAGGCATGGGGAAACCCGCTTGCTGCGGGCCAGGACTACGCGAAGATGGGATTAGTAGCTGTTACAGTGGATCGCGTTGCCGTACGTGTAGCAATTCGTCGTTTGCGGTTGCCGTGCGGCGTTCGCCCGTTGGGCATTATTGATGCTCTGCATCTCTTCGTGATACCACTGTTGCTGTTGCGACTGCTGCTGTGCGGACATCGACTGAATCGCGGCTTGTCGCTGAGCGTATCTATTCTGCATGCAGTTCGCAAAGCCGTCAGTTCCAGGCGTAAATCCAAAATTCGAGCAGACTTGCTGATCACTGGCGCAACCGGCCAGGAGAAGTGCGATGGCGAAGGCGCTCCATTTCATGGCTGTTGCTCCTCGACTACGAGTTAGGTTGTCCTTCGTCAATGAGCTGCGTCAGCTTCATGCACATCATCAGGCAGGCCATTACGAGCGCGGGGGCGTCGTGCCGTTCGGCTCGTACGATGTCGAAATCGACCTTGCCGTTTTCGTCAATGTGGACGTACAGGTTTCCGCGGTAGACGGTGCTCTGCCCGTCAAAGCCGCCCGGTTCTCGTGTGGCCATGTGTGCTGCCTCGCGATCGTTTGGTATTCGCCGCTTTCGCTTTCTGTAAGCTTCAATGTCGAATATTTTTTGATCGCTTTTCCCCGACTCTTCGCGCCGCACGTTTTTCCTCGGTACGTGTGGCGAGGTGGCTCTCAGCATCCTCCATGGCTCTCGCGGCCTGCTCGCTGATGCTCTGCATCGCGGGTGAGGACTTTACCGCCTCGTCTTTCTTCAGAGGGGTCAGTTTGCCACTTTCCGGCGCTCTGAGTTGGGAAAAAAGCACGCGCACTGCATCAAAAGTTTCACGCGGAGCGTCTCGTTTGTATGCCTCCCGGATAGCCGCAATCGCGTCCTGAACATAGGCCGGCAAAAGCGCATCCACATACTGTTCGGCTTGAGATCGGGCTTCCTCTTCAGTGAGTGAAGACTGATTTTTTGCCTCAAATACGGCGGTTGGAACCTTGTTTCTGTCGAGCTGCACGTAGTCGATGCTGTGCTTTGGCTCGCGGCCAGTCAGCAGCCAGTCGGTGGTGACATTGAACTCGTGCGCCAACTTGGCGAGGGTCCCCATCTCTGGCGTCGATTTTTTCCCCAGGATTCGGTTGATGGTGGGCTGTGGAACACCCGTCTTTTTGCCGAGCGCACTTTGGCCGCCGCGCCCCCTGTACAGCGGGTTTGCCTGCATTAGTTCGTTCAGTCGATCGCCTACATCATCTTCTTTCATAAGCCCGACTATGCAAGGGTGAATAGATCGGGTCAAAGTTCGATTCATTCGCGCATTGACAAATATTCGTTCGCGTATAGAATTGGCATTCATGAACACGCTAACTCCCTCCCAGCTGCTTGCCGAGATCAAGTCGATGACCAAACTCGGCGAAAAGGCTATTGGCGACCGGATTGGCTGTTCTCAGCCGACGGTCAATCGAATTCTCAACGGTCAATCGGACTGCAAGTCCAGCACGTTGATGGCGATCCTGCGGTGGCACGAAGAGCTGCGTGCAGCTGAAGAATCCGGCGAGAAGGTGGCTTAAATGCCGACCTTCCGCCAAACGGTGGTCTCCGCGCGTTCCCCCGGACGCGATGGTTTGCCCAGCCTTCGGGCTGGGCTTTTTTATGCCTTGTTCGTTCGCTGCTAGCGGGCGGATTGCAGTTTGCATGGCGGTTCTCGGCGTCTTGATGGCGCCTTTATTTGGCGCGTCGCACAACCGGTTATTCAACCGGTTAGGCGATCAAATTTTTCTAAGAAGAACGATATGACCGAACTCGGGCTCGTTGGGGGAGCGGTACATGCCCCTGAATTTTTGCCGGCTGACGAAGTCGCCAGATGCAAGACCTATCGCGAAGCGGTCCGACTTTCATGGATGCACCGCAGATCGAAGGGAATGACTCAGGCGACTCTCGCCGAGAGAACGGGGTGCTACCCGTCTCACGTTTCGGACTATCTGCACAGGGATGACAAGCCGTCGCGTCGTGATCTCCCTGCAGAGCGCCTGGACGCTTGGGCATCGCACGTTGGCAACTGGGGTGTCCATCAATGGCTCGCCCGTCAGGCCAAGTTGACGTTTATGGAAGAAGTCATCGCACAGAGGGCGGCATGAATGCACCCGAACAATCAGCCGAAGACGCCGCGCGTGAAGCGCGTATCGAGTCGTTGGGCCAGCGAATGGTTATGTCTGCGGACCTGACCGAGCGTGCACATCTGTGGCGCGAGATGCGCGCTGAGATCGAGGCTCGCTCAGTTGAGCAGGTTATCCGGATGGAACGCGAGAAGGGGCTGCTGTAATGGCTGGTGAGTGGATCAAGATGCGCCATGACCTCGTAGACGATCCTGCGGTTGTGCTCATTGCGAGCAGAACCAGCATCGACGAATACGGCGTCGTAGGACGCCTGCAAAAGCTCTGGAGTTGGGCCGATCGTCACACTGTGGACGGTAACGCTATGAGCGTTACACGTTCGTGGATTGATCGTTACGTTTCGTGTTCTGGCTTCGCAGATGCGATGTTTGAGGCTGATTGGCTTGAGGGCGACGACGGCGCCATCGATATTCCAAAATTTGAGGTGCACAACGGCGAAAGCGCCAAGAAACGGGCTCTCGGAAACAAACGCGTCGCTTTGTCACGCAACAAGCAACGCGAAGGTAACGCTGGAAGTAACGCAAATGGTAACGCTGACGGTAACGCACCCAGCGTTACAAAAAGCGTTACCAGAGAAGAGAAGAATAAGAGTAGTAAACAACCCCCCATACCCCCCATGGGGGGCGAAACCGAGGGAACGAAAAAACGGCCAATCGTCGCGCTGAAGACTTTCCTCGAGCAATGCAAGGAAAAAAGCGAAAAGCCGATTCTGGAAAGCGATACGGTTTTTGACTACGCGACGAAGACTGGTATTCCGGATGACTTCCTCCGGCTGCACTGGCTCGAATTCAAGGCGCGCTACTGCGAAGAGGGCGCCAAGCGGTACAAGGACTGGCGTTCGGTGTTCCGCAAGTCGGTGCGCGGAAACTGGTTCAAGCTCTGGTGGATCGGTGCTGACGGCAGCTGCGCGCTGACAACGGTCGGCGAGCAGGCGAAGCGTGCGCACGGGAGAGATGCCGCATGAACGCCCCCGAAAGATTCGAAGAAGAAGGCGGTCTGCGGACGCCGCCGCACAGCGTCGAGATGGAGCAATCGGTGCTCGGCGCGCTGATGATCGACAACGACGCGATCGACATGCTCTCCGGGCTGAGCGCCCAGCATTTCTACCGCTACCAGCACCGGATCATCTTTGAGCACATCACGAAGATGATCGTGGCGCGTCGGCCGGCAGACATCATGACCGTCTACGAGTCGATCTGTACGGCCGGCAAGGACATGGAGTGTAGTCTGGCCTATCTCAACGCGCTGGTCGCGAATACGCCTGGTGCGGGCAACATCGCGCGATACGCCGAGATCGTGATCAATCGCTGGAAGCTTCGCGGCGTGATTTCTGCTGCCGACGAGGTCAGTTCGATTGCGTACAACCCGGGCGGCAGGGAGGTCGACGACATCATCGGCGAGGCTCAGACGAAGCTTGAGTCGCTGTCGGAACTGACTTCGGATGCTCCGAAGCTGATCGCCGAGAGCCTGCCGGAACTGCTTACCGACATCGACGAGCAATACCACAGCGGGACCACATCGAAGACGGTTGTCCCGACCGGCTTCAAGACTCTCGACTGGCGGCTCGACGGCGGCCTGCGTGGTGGTGAGCTTGTGGTGGTGGCAGGACGGCCCGCCATGGGCAAGACAGCGCTCGCGATGGGCATCGCGGACAACGTGGCGGACAACATCGGGCCGGTATGTGTCTTTTCGATCGAGATGCCGTCGAAGCAACTCAACATGCGTTCGATCGCCAGGCATGGGGGAATCCCGGTTTCCAGGCTGAAAGACGGATCGAAGCTCGAGGACGGCGATTGGCCGAAGATCACCAGCGCCGTCCAGCACCTGACTGAGTTGCCCGTCTACGTGGACGAATCGAGCGTCATTTCTCTGTCGGACATCGTCAGTCGTAGCCGGTCGATGAAGCGTCGGAACGGCCTTTCGATGGTCGTGATCGACTATCTCGGGCTGGTGAAGCTCGGCAAAGAGGAACGTCACGACCTACAGATCGGCGCTATTACGCGCGGTCTGAAGTTGCTCGCCAAGCAACTCGACGTGCCTGTGGTGCTGTTATCGCAACTCAATCGCGAGCTCGAGCGCCGCCCCAACAAGCGGCCCATGGTTTCCGATCTTCGTGACTCCGGCGCGATCGAGCAGGACGCCGACATCATCATTTTTCTGTACCGCGACGAGGTCTATCACGAGGACACGCCAGACAAGGGCGTCGCCGAAGCGATCGTCGCCAAGCAGCGTAACGGCTCGCTCGGTACTGCGCATCTCGCGTTCATTGCCGATCAGGCGAAATTCGGAAATCTGCAGGGCGGCTATATCACGGTGCCCCGTACTAAGCCACGACCATCTAGAGGTTTTGACGAATGAGCACGATCGAAACCGAATTCGACATCGCACCGGCGATCATCTCTGCCGATTATCTCGGCGCCCGAATGATGACCGTGAACATTCTGGCGCTGGATCTTGGCACGCAACTCGGCTGGTCGACGCGCGACGCGAACGGCCGCATTCGCCACGGATCGGTCAGTTTCCATGCAAAGCGGAATGACGGCCCGGGACAGCGATGGCTGCGCTTCACTGCGCATCTGTCAGCGCTGAAGCGCGAGGTGGGCGAATTTCACGTCTGCTACTACGAGGACGTGAAGCGGCACGCTGGAACTCAGGCCGCGCACGCGTACGGCGCGTTCGAATCTCACCTGCAGGTCTTTTGCGACATCAACCGGATTCGCCTGGAGGCGGTAGGCGTTGGCCAGATCAAGAAAAGCTGGACGGGAAACGGCGCAGCGAAGAAAGAATCGATGATCGCCGAAGCGCATCGCCGCGGATTCAATCCGGCGGATGACAACGCTGCCGACAGCCTGGCAATTCTTCACTACGGCATGGCACGGGAGATTGTATGAGCGGAAAACCGGGATTAAAAGCCATTCCCTGGACGCCGGAACAGGATGAGTCGCTTCGTCAGATCTGGCCGACGGACAAACGCATCAAGGCAAACATGGATCTGTTCGGGGAACACACGTACGGAGCGATTATGACGCGCGCGTACGAACTCGAACTGGGGAAGCGCCCGAACTGCCCGCGAGGACAGTCTCCGATCGCGTGGAAATTGGTTGAGTACCAACTCAAGCGCAATCCGTTGAATCGGTACCGTGCGGCGGAGCGCGCCAATCTGGATCCGGCGACAGCCCATAAGGTTTTGACGCTCGCTCACGCCGAACGTCGCGTGCACATATTCGACTGGGAACGTCGGACTAAGACAAGTGCGCTGATTCCTGTCTACAAGCTTGGCGACGGTGTCGATAAGCCAAAGCCTCCAAAACTGAGCAACGTGGAAAAAACGAGGCGCGCGAGAGAGAGGGATAAACGCCGCCGTATCTTTGCCGGCGAATCGGTTCAGGGATTCAATCCTTTCGTAACCGCCATCGGTCAGGCTCGCGCACCCGATGGCGGCAGTGGGCGAGTCTTTCAGCAGTCAATGAGCCTGCGCGACTTCGACGAGGAGGCCGCATGAAGCGGATCACGAAAGACATGGTCAAGAGCGGCGGCTGGCGGTACTGCTGCGTCTGCCGGCGCAACGGCCCGCGCGTAAAGGCTCATTGGGAGCACGAGGGGCGCGAGTACTGCGACGAGCACAAGCCGGTTCAGGCGCCTGTGTCGGCGGCGCGGGAGGCGCGAGTATGAAGTGGCCTTTCTATTTCGGCATTCCCGGTCGCGATCTTCCCGCGTGGCTGTGCGTCGTGGCACCGATACCGGAGTATGAATCGATCGCCAATGTCGGACGCGTCGCGTGGAATCAGTTTTCTCTGGTCTGGAACTGGAAGCGTCGGTACGTCATCCGCAGCCTTTTCGGGATGTGTCCTATTCGGCTCGAAGAGGTCCGGCATTGTGTCATCACATTCCATTCGCCCGAGGGGTCAAACAATGTCGCGTACATCGACGTTCGCCCGCTGATCTGCGCAATTGGACCTTTCCTATGAGTGCGCGGCTCTACAAGGAGTTCGTGCTGAACGGACCGGCTGTCTGGCAGCTCGTCAAGGAGCTGATCCGCGAGCACGCCAGAGCATACATCGAGCGCGGCACGCCGCTGAGGCTGATCCTGACCACGGAAGAGCGCAAGCGGACGCTAGAGCAGAACGGGCGCTACTGGTCGAAAGCGGTTCTGGGAGCGATCGCCGAGCAAGTGTGGATCGACGGCAAGCAATACCCGGAAGAGGTATGGCACGAGGAGTTCGCCGAACGCTACTGCCCGCGAATCGAGATCACGCTGCCGAGCGGCCAGATTTTCTCTCGTCGGAAGTCGACCAGTGAAATGACCGTGAAGGAGTTTTCGGAGTACGTGCAGCGCGTGGAAGTGCATGCAGCGACGCAATTGGGCGTCGAGTTCGATTCGATGAATTAACCCGCAGTACCAACCCAAGGAGCAGGCAGTGACTCACGCATACATCGGCACCAAGATCATTACGGCATGGCCTGAATCCCGTCCGAACGGCGAAGGCTACGCAGTCACGTATCCGGATGGCTATACGAGCTGGTCGCCTAAAGCTACTTTCGAAGAAGCGTATCGCGTCGTCGAAGGCGACGACCAGAAACTGTCGTTCGGCGACGCGCTGGTTTTTCTGAAGGCTGGTCGGCGCGTATCTCGCGGTGCTTGGCCCGCCAGTGTGTTTGTCTATCACGTGGCTGCTGATGCTTACATCGCGCGCTCAGAGGTGGCGAAAACTCACTTTGGTGATGGTGCGCTAGTGCCATATAAGGCGTATCTCGCGATCAAACAGGCCGACAACGAAGTGTGCGTATTCGTGCCGGGCATGGATTCGCTGCTTGCGGAAGATTGGCGCGTCGTCGCGTAACTCGAAACCCCGTGGCGGCAAGTGCTTGGGGCAGCGGAAGTAGCGCGTAAGACCCTAGGCGGCACGAATCGATTGGAGAAAGTGGGCATGAAACTCTGCAAAGACTGCAAATTTGGTCCAAAGCCGTTTCAGATTGATTTCACGACGGGCCACACGGCCTATTGCTCGCATCCGAATGCACCAGTCGATCCTGTCTTTGGAAACAAAGACGGCTCTTTCCAGTTAATGCGATCGGTCAATTGCCTGGTCGATCATTGCGGGCCGAACGGAGACTGGTTCGAAGAAGCACCCTCTTGCCAGCCACCAGTCGAGCCGAAGCGCGAGCGTGACTATGCTGGTACATACGGCGGCACCGATGACGTCGTGCGGCGTACCGGCTTCCTTGAGCGCATGTTCGGGAGGTGGCTCTGATGAAGTTCTGCAAAGACTGCAAGCACTTCGAGCCGGAGTTTAGTTGCGATGGTGGCTCGCTACTGCCGGGTTTCTTCTATTACAGAGAGCCGCTCTGCAAGCATCCAGATGGCGCGAAAGAAGTAATAGACCGCGTCAAAGGGGATCATAGGTGGCTGAACATGGGGTGCAAATTTAACAGAGACAGTGAAGATGCCTGCGGTCCGAGGGCTAAGTGGTTCGAACCCGCCAATCTGGACGGTCGGCTGGCGATGCTGGAGAACGACTGATGATCGAGATCAAACCCGCCGTTGAGCAGAAAGCCTGCGGAAACGATGACTGCCGTGATTTGACCGACGACTGCACTTAGGTCGTCGATAAGGTCCATTGCTGGCTGTACGACCCCGCTCGTGGGATGTGTCCGTTTTTGCGCAAGGACGGCGATGACCGCTAGGTTGATCTTCCCGAAAACACTCACCTATCGGAACAAGCGCATCCGCGACTCCGCGCGCGACGAGGAATGTCTAGTGCGTCTGCCGGGCGCGTGCCTGTGCAATCCGGAAGCGACTATCTGGAGTCACTACCGCGGCGGCGCGGGCGGCAAGGGCGGCGCGCTAAAGGCTGATGACCTGTGCGGCGCCTACGCGTGCACGGCGTGCGATGCGGTGTACGACGGGCAACGGCCGCCGCCGGCGGGGATGACTTACGACGAGGTTGTTGCGGCGTGGCACGAAGGGCACATCCGGTCGATCGTTCGTCTGCATGAAAAGGGCGTCATATGACGGATCTGCGGCGCGGAGACTTTCGTGATCCGGCGGTCATCGTCGAAGAGCGCCAGTCACGCACCTGTGCCGGCTGCATCTACCTGAGAACCGACAGACTGTTTAACACTGCGGCGGTGGCGTGCCGCAAGCGAAAACGCAAAGCCGAGCTGTGCATTGAAAAGATGAAGCGGTGCGAACTATACGATGACGGGAGCAAGCAGAAATGACGAACGGCGCGAAGCACGACGGGATATTCAAGGACGCCAAGGAAGCGATCGTTTTTGCGCTTCATTTCTCCGACCAGCAATACGCCAAGTCGCCGATGGCGATGTTTCTCGCGCGCGGGGCGCACGGTAGCGGACGCGGTCTATCTGGTCTGGATGGCTCCGGTCAGGCTGGGATGGTAATGGCCGAGATAACCCGACTGAACTACGCGGAGGCGCTGACATTGATCGCGCGTTGCAGCGCAAAGCGGCTTCGTTGCACATGCGGCGCGCCTTGTTGCAGCAAATGGGCGCCTAACCCGATCTGGACGATGGCGACGAGCCAACTATGCGATGTGAGCCTGTCAGCGGTGGGCACCGGCATGTCGACACGGGCAATCCGGCTCGCGTCCACGGAGAAGTTCTTCGGCCAGAAGCTGAGCATTCAGGACATCGCCGACTTCTGCAGCGTCTCGCGCAAGACAGCCGGCGAGCACAACGCGAAGATAAAGGAATTTCTAAAAGACCTGGAGGGGCTCGCGTGGTTTAACTTCACCGACATGATGGAAAGCGCCGGCATGCTTATTCGGGATCACGAATCTACAGTTTGACTACGCAAAAAATGAGTAATATCATAGAGTTTCGATATTTTCGATAAGTGCCTCTTCAAGCCCCGACGGTTAATTCCGGTCGGGGCTTTTCCGTTTACGGCCAGTCACGCGGCGGTCGGCGCCGCAGATCACCACCGGACCGGCCCACCTTGTCTCCTCTCGATGACCCTTCGTCGAGATTCTGCCCGCCCCGGTAAACCGGCCGCGGGCTTTTTTATTTCAGGTGCCATGACCGCGAACGATTGGCGGGCCCGATACCGCAATCCTTGGCGACAACGTCCACATCTATTCATGTGGCGCGGTCAGTGGTATTGCGAGGGCCGCGGCTGGACGGCGTACGGCGCTACATATCAGGAAGCACATCAACGGTGGAAGGCCCGGCCTCCGTTGAACGATCCCCGGGCAAAACACAGGAGATTGTGATGGCGAAGAAATCAGGTGGTGGCATGTTCCACCCGGTGTCGAAAGGTTGCCAGCCCCCTTCGAAGGGCGGCAGTGCCCCGCAAAATACTTCCGTCGGCAGCGGCTCGCGCCCGACGCGCTCGAAGATCGGCATCGAAACGAGTGCACCGATGGATCCGCAGACCCTCGGCGGCCGCAAGACCAAGGGCGCGCTTAGCTGATGACGAGTCGCATCAAGGTCGAACGTCTGTCGCCGGCACTGAAGGCTGAAGTAGAACGCCTCTGGGAAGTCTACAAGCAGGACACCGGCTTCATGACGTTCGACGAATGGATCATTGCCACGCAGACAGAGCCGGGCAGGAAGGCTGTCTCGCTGGCGGCTGAGCGTACATTCGATGCGGTTGCCACCGCGAGTGCGATGGATCGATCGCTGGCTTTCAGCGTGGAGCGGTAATGATCCCGGTAAAGCAAACCAAGCTGTACTCGCCGAACGGCATCCACAGTGGCAATTGCCTCGCAGCGTGTATCGCATCGCTGCTCGAGCTGCCGCTCTGGATGGTGCCGCCGTTCGAGGACATGTTCGGCCGAGGCGATCACACGTCGCGCATGGTCGAGTGGCTGAACCGGATGTTCAAGCTTGAGCTGTTGTGGGAGCAAGGACACCCGGTTGACGAACTGCCCGATTTCTACATCGCAACGGGCCTGTCCGCGCGCGGCGTGCATCACGCGGTGATCTACAGCAAGGGCGCGATGGTTCACGACCCTCACTTCTCCGACTCAGGTATCGCATCGGTGACGGGCGTCTACTACCTCACACCGCTCGTTCAGAATTGAGCGTCTACCTAGCATCTGGTAGCAAAACATGAACGCCACGAAACAGATTTCCTCCAAAGCCGAACAGAAACTGGTGGTGTTCGCACACGAATACATCGAGAACGGCGGCAACGGAACACAGGCAGCGATCAAAGCAGGCTGGAGCGCCAAGACAGCGTATCAGGCCGGAAACCGGGCGTTGAAGAACGCTAGGGTTCAGGAGATTCTGAAAGCACATCGTCAGCGTCTTGCTGATGAGATGGCTGAGAAGCATGGCCTGACGATCGATCGCATCCTCGGTGAGCTGCGCCGGCTGGCGCTGGGCGACGTGCGCAAGCTGTTCAACGCAGACGGCAGCATGAAGGCGCTGCACGAGATGGACGACGACACGGCCGCAATGATCGCCGCGATTGACGTGCAGGAGATTGACGTCGAAGGCGCCTCGATCGGCCGGGTGAAGAAGATCAAGCTGTGGGACAAGAACAGCGCTCTGGGCAACGCCATGAAGCATCTTGGCCTGTTCGAGCGCGACAACGAGCAAGGCAAGGGGCAGTTCAATCTGACTGTCAGCTCGGACGACGCGGATGTCCTATAAGCCGACGGCCAGACAGTCGCAGGCGCTAAGGACGATTGGAAGTGACGCGCTGCACATCCTGCTTGAGGGTGGGAGCCGCAGCGGCAAGACCTTCATAGCGTGCCGCGCGGTGGTTGTGCGGGCGCTGGCGGCGGCCGGATCGAGACACGCGATATTCCGGTTCCGGTTCAGCCACGCCAAGGCGTCGGTCGGTCTGGACACGCTGCCGAAGGTGTTCAAGGTCTGCTTTCCGAATGTCGAGTATCACCTCGACAAGACGGATTGGGTGTTCCGTCTGCCGAACGGGTCGGAGATCTGGATCGGCGGTCTGGACGACAAGGACCGGGTAGAGAAGGTGCTGGGTCTGGAGTTCGCGACCATCTACCTGAACGAGTGCAGCCAGATCCCGTACTCGTCGCGCAACATGGCGGTGACCCGTCTCGCGCAGCTCTGCACGCACAGCGTCGGCGGCGCGGAGAAAGAGCTGCGGCTCAAGATGATTTACGACTGCAACCCGCCGAGCCAGGCGCACTGGACATTCCAGCTGTGGCACCGCGGCATTGATCCGGACTCGAAGCAGCCGATCGACGGGCAGCAGTACACCAAGATCCTGATGAACCCGAAGGATAACGAGGAAAACCTCGCCAGCGGGTACATCGAGTCGCTCGAGAAGCTTCCGGCACGCATGCGGCTGCGCTTCCTTGAAGGCCAGTACGGCGACGTGACCGAGAACGCGCTCTGGAATATCGAGCGCATCGAACAGCAGCGCGTCGAGGAAGTGCCTGACATGCAGCGCATCGTGGTTGCGGTCGACCCGTCGGGCGCCGATGACACGGACAACGAGGGCAACGATGAGATCGGCGTCTCGGTGTGTGGGCTCGGCGTGGATGGCAATGGCTACGTGCTGGAAGACCTGACACTCAAGGCCGGCCCTGCGGGATGGGGCAAGGTGGCCGCAGCAGCGTACGACCGGCACGCAGCTGACATCGTGGTTGGCGAGACGAACTTCGGCGGCGCGATGGTCAAGTTCGTGGTGCAGACGGCCAAGCCGGGCATCCCTTTCAAGATGGTCAACGCCAGCCGCGGCAAGGTCGTACGGGCTGAGCCGATCAGCGCACTCACAGAGCAGGGAAAGATCCGTTTCGTCGGGCGTTTCAACGAGCTCGAGGAAGAGCTGTGCGCGTTCACGACGACGGGCTACATCGGCGGCCGGTCACCGAACCGGGCTGACGCGATGGTGTGGGCCATGACCGAACTGTTCCCCGGCATGACCAAGCCAGAGAAGAAGAAACGCGAGTTCAAGCGCGCGACTGTCCAGTTGGGCGGCGGCGGTAATGGATGGCTCGGCGTTTGAGCAGTTCATTCCTTGGTACCGGCGGCGGCGTGGCGAATTCATCCGACGCCCAGCGGGTCCATAAGCAAGGATTCTCCTTCAATCAATGAGATATCGATCATTTCGTTTCTGGTCGCCGATTCTCGGCTGTCATGCGGAGCGTCTTTCCATGTTCGACACAAGGGGCGGTGAGTTCTTCGTAGTGCTGCCATTGCGCGGCACGGCGAGACAGAACCGCATGGACAAGCAGAAGGCACTCGAGGCGATTGCGGATGCGATCGAGAGCGGCGGTCAACCTGGAGCGGTGAACGTATGAAGACGGACGGTATTGAATTGCCCAGCGTAGGCGTCATGGGGGCGCGATTTGTCGACGGTATGCGCGAATGCTGGGCCTATGACGTCAACCAAGACACTCTCATTGCGAGATATGACACGGTGATCGATGGCACGCAGAGAGTTGTGTGGGCGCGGCCTTTCGTCTCTATGGGGACAGGGTTTGGCAATGGCGCGAAAGACACGCGTGGCCGAACTGTAAATGAGTGGCTCGATCAGGAGCGAGACGTCGCTAAGGCTGTTTTCGAAGCCGACGAACGGGCTGCGCAAAAGAGTTCAGCTGAAGTTCGTCGACTGACGACGGTGCGGAATGGCTGACAACGACGAAGGCCTAGGCCTCCCCTCCGACGTTCCGGGCTACAGCAAGAAGTACAGCCCGAACATGGATACGCCGCCGAACACCAAAGGCCCGGACAAGTCCGCCGCCGAGAAGCGCAAGGACACGCTCGCGCGTCAGAAGGAAGACCAGAAGGTTCTGGAGATCGCGCGCAAGCGCTTCAAGCGCTCGCAGGATGCCGAGTCGGAGAATCGCAAGGCGGCGCATGAGGACCTGAAGTTTCTCGCCGGCGACCAGTGGCCGGACGACGTTAAGCAGCAGCGCGCGAACGACAAGCGGCCATGCCTGACGATCAACGAGCTGCCGACGCTTGTCCATCAGGTGAGCAACGACATCCGCCAGAACCGTCCGGACATCGCGATCAGCCCGGTGGGCGAGGTGTCGGACCGCGAAGGCGCCAAAGCATACGCCGGCATGATCCGCGCGATCCAGCGTCAGTGCGAAGCCGACATTGCCTACGACACCGCGGTAACGAGCGCGGTCAATGTCGGGTTCGGTTACTGGCGGATCATCACCGAGTACGAGAACGAGAAGAGCCTGAACCAGGTCATTCGCGTTCAGCGCATCCGCAATGCGTTCCGTGTCTACCCCGATCCGGAGCGGCAGGAGCCGGACGGCAGCGACATGTCGTATTGCTTCGTGACGGACGTCATATCGCGCGAGGAATACAAGGACAAGTACCCCGGTGCCGACCAGCTTGGCTGGACCGAGAAGGCCCAAGGCGACGAGATGGCACTGTGGGTGCAGAAGGATTTCGTGCGCATTGCCGAGTACTGGACGCTCGAGCATGAGATGAAGCGTCTGGTGCAACTGTCGAACGGCCACATCGGTTTCTGGGAAGACCTCGATCCGGACATCAAGAAGCAGGTTGAGTCGGGCGACGTCGAGATCCTGAAGGAGCGCGAGTCCGAGATCCAGAAGGTCGTGTTCCGTCGCATCACCGGTCTTCAGGTGCTCGAAAAGAAGGAGTGGCCGGGCCGCTGGATTCCGATCGTCGAGGTGGTGGGCGAGGAACTGGACGTCTCCGGCAAGCTGGTTCGCAGCGGCATCATCCGCCACGCGAAAGACCCTCAGCGCATGCTGAACTACTGGAACACGGCCAAGACCGAGTTCATCGCGCTGGCGCCGAAGTCTCCGTGGGTGATGGCTGAAGGCCAGAAGGAAGGCCACGAGTTCGAGTGGGACAACGCCCACCAGAAAGCGATGGCGGTGCTGGAGTACACGCCGGTGGAAATGCCCGGTGGAGCGCTTGCGCCGCCGCCGCAGCGTCAGCCGATGGCGGGCGTGCCACAAGGCGTGGTCGAGGCCGAGCAGACCGCGCAGCAGCACATTCTGGCCACGACCGGCGTCCGCTACAACGCCACTGCGCAGGACCGGCTCTACGACGAGTCAGGCAAGGCGCTGCATGAAATCCGGCGCAACACTGACGTCGGCTCGTTCCACTTCATGGACAACTTCTGCCGGTCGCTGCGTCACACCGGCCGCATCTTCGTCGACCTGATCCCGAAGGTGTACGACGTGCGCCGCGTGGTGACGATCCTGCGCGAGGACGATACCGAAGAGCAGGTGACGCTTGATCCGGAAATGGGCAAGCCGTTCATGTCGAACCAGAACGCGAAGAGCAAGGTCGCGCGAAAGATCTTCGATCCGACGATCGGCGAGTACGGCGTCACTGTGACGACGGGCCCGAGCTACGCGACGAAGCGTGTCGAGGCGGTCGAACAGCTCATGCGGTTCGCACAGGCGCTGCCGCAGCAGGGCGCGCTGATTGCCCACCTGATTGCCAAGTACAGCGACTGGCCGGGCGCCGACGAAGCATACCGGCTGTTGCAGAAGGCACTCCCGCCGAATCTCCAGGCTCCGGATATGAAGGACGTGCCGCCGCAGGCCGCTGCGATGATCCAGTCGTTGATGAGCAACGTCCGGCAGTTGACGGTCGAGCGCATGCAGATGCTCAAGGATCTCACCGACCAGCGCGCCGACCGTGCGCTGAAGGCGACGAAGATCCAGACCGACTACGACGCCAAGCTGCTGAAGATCTTCACCGACGCGCGTACCAAGCTGATCCAGGTCGGCGCGGCAGACGTGCGTCACGTGCGGGAGATGGAAGTGACTGCGCTGCCAGACGCGGCTTCGACGGGCGGCACAGCAGACGGCGCGCCGCAGTTCCCCAACAACCCCGCTGCATTGCCAGTGAGCGCAGTGCAGCAACCTCTTTCGCAGTAACCGAGGCCGGGACGGTAATACCCGGAAACCCCAATAGGTCATGGCAACCGCATCGGCAATGCGGTTGAGCTTCCTATTGTCTGGAGAGCCAAATGAGTGATGTTCAAGCAGGAGAAGGAACTGGTGATGCAGGTTCGGCTGGCGGTGAATCTACCGAGCTGCCTAACACGGAGGTAACCAGTACGGGTGCTGACCAAGGTGGTGAAGGTGGTCAGGGTGGTGAAGCAACTGGTGGCGAATCGACCGGTGAAGCTGGCGGCGAGGGTGGGAAGGGAGGCGCATCAACCCCCGAGCCGAAAGAGGACGACGTCAACAAGCGCTTCAGCAAGGTCACGCGCGAGCGCGACGAAGCAACGCGGCGCGAGCGTGAGGCGAACGAGAACCTCAGGCGAGCACTTGAAGCGCTGGAGCGCGCAAACGGCGGCAAGAAGCCGGAAGCGACTCCGACACCTACGCCGCCGGCAGACGACATTGGCGAGGAACCGGAACCGCCGGAGTTCATCGATCCCGAGCAGTACCAGCGGGATATGGCGGAGTACACGCGCAAGGTCACCGATCGCACGGTGAAGTTGCAGTTGCGTACCGAGCGGGCGAATCAGGAACGCGAAGCGGCAGAGCGGGCGAATCAGGAAAAGATGCAGGCCCACGCGCGCACGTGGAACGAGCGTCGAACCAAAGCGCTCGACGAAATGCCCGATTACGCCGAAGTCGCCGAGAACCCCGCGCTGCATGTCACCGACACGATGGCGATTGCCATCACGTCAAGCGAGCACGGCCCGAAGATCGCCTACCACCTCGGCCAGCACCCGGATGTTGCAGAACGCATTGCAAAACTGCCCAACGCTTTGCAGTTGATGGAGATGGGCAAGCTCGAAGTGCAGATCACCGCACCCAAACTTCCCAAGGTCTCCAAGACGCCGGAGCCGATCAAGGTCACGACCGGCACGGGCGAGCCGCAAGCCAAATCCGACGACGAACTGTCGATGGAAGAGTACGCGGCCAAGCGAAGCAAACGTCATTAACCTGCGGCCAATGAATCACCCAAGCCCCGCCACTAAGCGGGGCTTTTCATTTCTACGGCCGCGATACAGGAGCTTTGAATCATGAGTAACAACACGCTGCTGACTCCGAGCATCATTTCGAAAGAAACGCTCGTGATCCTCAGTAACAACCTTGTCGCGGCCGGCAAGGTCAATCGCCAGTTTGAAAACCAGTTCGTCAAGATCGGCACGACGCTGACGATCCGCAAGCCGAACCGCTACGTTGTCTCGAGCGGCCCGGGTTTGCAGATCCAGAACTCGGTCGAACCTTCGACGAGCATCACCATCAGCAACCAGCGCCACGTAGACATCGAGTTCAGCTCGCAGGAACTGACGCTCGTGATCGAAGAGTTCAGCGAACGCTATCTGAAGCCGGCGGCCGAGCCGATCTGCAACCAGATCGACTACGACGTGATCAGCAACTGGACGTCAGTGTTCAACGAAGTCGGCACGCCCGGTACGGTGCCGAGCACGTTTGCCACCGGTATCCAGCCGGTCGGCCAGGCGATGGACACTCAGGCGGTGCCGCAGGATGGCCGCGTGATGGTCCTCGGACCGACGGCGTACTGGTCGCTCGCTGCCGGCCTCATCAGCCTGTACGTGCAATCGGTGTCGGAACCGGCGTTGAAGGGTTATCTGGCCCGCATCGGTAACTTCGAGATCTACCAGGACCAGAACATCCAGACGCAGACGGTCGGCGCGTATGCCGGCACGCCGGTGGTCAACGGTGCGGGTCAGACCGGCTCGTCGCTGGTCACGAACGGCTGGACGGCATCGATCGCCAACCTGCTGAACGTGGGCGACGTGTTCACGATCGCGGGCGTCTATGCGGTGAACCCGCAAAACCGCCAATCGACGGGTGCACTGCAGAAGTTCGTTGTCACGTCCGCAGCCAGCTCGAACGGTTCCGGCGCGTCGACGATTTCGATCTACCCGGCGATCACCACCAGTGGCGCGTATCAGACGGTGACGAACTCGCCGGCCAACAGCGCGTCGATCTCGGTTCTCGGCACCGCAAGCACGCAGTATCAGCAGAACCTCGCGTTCGTGAAGGATGCGTTCGGTCTCGTGACTGTTCCGATGGAATTGCCCGATGGCGTCGACTTCAAGGCACGTCAGGAATACAAGGGCATCTCGATCCGGATCATCCGCGCGTACGACGTGAACAACGACGTGCTGCCGTGCCGGCTTGACGTGCTGTACGGGACTGCGACGTACTACCCCGAGCTCGCCGTCCGTCTCACGAACTGATCCTGCATCTCAACTGACTCAGGCCCCGCCACGTGCGGGGTTTTCTTTTTTCAGGAGCAAATCATGTCTTTTGGTGATGATCGCCCACGGCAACTCAGTGACCAGAACTCGCTGGGAACCATTCTCGGCGCAGGCCCGACCGATCCGATCGGTTTCTTTGGCATCAACCCCGGTGTTCCGCAGGCGACCCCGACAGGCGTTAGCACGGGTTTTACGGCCGGTAGTGGCACGACGGCAACGTCGACGTCGACCTTCACCGGTGGCATTGGCACCACGGCGTACACCGTGGGAGACATTGTCGCCATCCTGAAGACGCTCGGTCTTCTCAAGTCGTAAGGAGCGAGATCAATGGCATATCAATACCCGCTCGGTGGCCCTGGCTATCAGTACATGATCGGCCCCGCTGATGGTTCGGGGACATTCGAGGGGCCGCCCGTGACCATTGTGTCGGTAACGGCCATCTCGGAGGCAAATCTGGAGAGCATCGCTTCGCTGCTCGCTGGAGGGACGCCTCCTACGGGGTGGCAGATCCAAGCCGACAACCCGCCGGTCACGACGAAGACGTACTGATCTTTTCATTTCTCCCCTGCGGTGACCCATACCGCACCCGGCCGGCTCGCTACCGGTCGGGTTTTTGGAGCACACATGAACATTCGAATGATGAACGACCGCATTGCGGTTCGGGAGAACAAGCCAGACGTCGTGTCCGCCGGCGGCATTTACATCGGCGAACAGATTGACGATGGGTTGGTGAAGGAAATCGTGTCCGGGACGGTGCTCGCGGTTGGCCCGGGTGCGCGTTTGCCGAATGGCGCACGCGACACGATGTGGGGTCTCCAGCCGGGACAGACCGTACGTTTCTCGCCCGTGATGTCGCACAAGGAAGTGATCGACGGCGAGGAGATTCGGATCATCCGCCGCGACTCGGTGGTCGGGGTACTGGAATGAAGTATCTCTTCGGCCCTCTCATGCCCATGCCGATTTATCTGGCGCTGTTTGTTGATGCGGAATCGTACTTTCGGGAAACGCGTCGATTGAAGATCAAGGGAGCGGATGAATTCGTCTCCCGCGATGCCAATGCCTGCTGCCACTTCTTCGAAAACGACAAGAACGGCAGTACGACGGTGATGGTCTGCGTTGATCTCGAGAAGATGAAAGAAAAATCTCCGATCGAGGTGGCTTGCAAGATCGTCCACGAAGCGGTCCATGTGTATCAGGAGTGCATGGAATACATCGGCGAGAAGAACCCCGGGAGGGAGTTCGAGGCGTATTCGATCCAGCACATCAGCGAGCAGCTGATGAAGTCCTACGTGGAGCAGACAGCATGAAAGAGCCCGTGACGCTTTATCAGGTCCATGTGACCGACACCGATGCTGGCCATGACGTACCGATCGGGCCGGCAATGGATAGCGCTGAGCCGCTTCACGATTTCGCTGCCGCAACCAATCTCGCGATCCTCAAAGGGAAGATCCACGGCTGGAAGGATGCCCGGGTCGTCTCGTTCGTCAAACAGACACACTAGGAGAGAGCCATGACCTTTCAACAGTACCCGCTCGCCATGAAGCACCCGCAGTACCGGCCCGCCGTCATTTCCAAAGACACGATCAACCGCGACGGTTCGATCACGAAGGCGCCGCCTGGCTCGCCGGTGCGATTCCCGGATGTGTTCGTGCACAACGAGGAACAGGAGAAGCAGTACGCGGCTCTTGGCTATCTGCCCGGCGGCGTGTCGGACCCGGAGGAATATCACCGCGCGATGACCGGCAACGAAGAGCCGTCGGATCACAAGCACCACGAGTACCCGCGTTGGATGTATCAGGCCGACGGCGGCGGCGATCTGAGCGTGACGGTGAACTTCGAAGTCGTTCAGGTGCGCGGCGTGCTCGTGAACAGCGAGCAGGAACGCAAGCAACTCCGCGGCGAATGGCACGAGTTGCCGTCCCAAGCCGCAGAGGCCGCACTTTCGGATGATCCCAAGAGCGAAGAAGCGGCAGCGGCGCCGGCGCCGAAGAAAGCCAGCCAGCCGCGTAAAGAGGCTGTGTAATGTCCACCGCCAACGCTCTCATTCTGGCCGCGTACCAGAAGATCGGTTACTACGCGCCGAATGAGACGATGACGGCGGCGGATTCGTCGCTCGGCATGCAGCAACTGACGATGATGCTGGACTCATGGAGCAACCAGCCTCAAGCGTGCTTCGCGATCACCGAAAACAGCTTCCTGCTGGTGCCCGGCCAGTCTCAGTACAGCATTGGCACATCGGGGGGCGCCAACGTCGTTGCGACGCGCCCGATCCGGATCATGGAAGGGCCGGGCGCCGCCTACTGTCAGGACGTGAACGGCAACAATTTCTCGGTCGAAGTCGTGACGCGCGAGAAGTGGAACCAGATTGGCAACCGCTCGTCGCTGACGAGCTCGAACCTGCCGGACACGCTGTTCTATGACCCGCAGATGCCGCTGGGTCTCATCAACCTGTGGCCACAGCCGAACTCGGCTGGATACACGTTGTTCTTCGACTCGTATCTCCAGCTTGCCGATCCGGCTTCGCTGGTCGCACCGTTCACCCTTCCGCCGGGCTATGAGAAGGCAATCCAGGACAACCTGGCCGTCGAACTCTGGCCGTTCTGCTTTACCAGCAAGCCGCTCCCTCCGTTCATCAAGGAAGCCGCGCGCGCGTCCCTGATGACTGTGAAGCGCGCGAATAAGCGCAATAACCTCGCGCAGTTCGACAAGGAACTGAATCCGCGTGGGCAGGCCGTCTACAACCCGTACACGGATTCGTATCGTTCAACCTGACAGGTGCGACATGAAGAAAACCCCGATGCAGATGAGAAGTGCGGCGAAGAAGGAAGTGAAGTCCGACGCGCGACCGAAGATCGACAAGAAGTCGCAACACCCGGCCTCCGCAATGGAGCGCTATGCGCAGGAGCGCGCGCAGAAGATGAAGAACATGAAGACGCCGCCTATGGTGACCGTGCTTCACGATCCGGATAGTGACGTGCACACACTGACGCGCGCCGCGGAGATCCGCCGCAATCCGGCGCGTCATAAGGCCGCCAAGACCGTGGCGAAGCAGCGCCTGAAAGATCTGGCCGACGTCGCCGAATGAAGTCTCCGATTTTCGGCGGCGAGTTCATCGGACTCACGCGGGATCTTGCGTATAACCGCGCGATCAACCTGATTCCGGAGCTGGTCGATACGAAGGATGGGAAGGCTGTCGGCGCGATGTACGGGGCACCTGGCTATACGTTGTTCGCCACTGCAGGCAGCGGGCCGATCCGACAGCTCTACACAGCGTCTAACGGTACGCTGTACGCGTTGAGCGGGAACGAACTGTACAGCGTCAGTTCGGCCGGCGTGGGCGCGGCGCAGGGCGAAGTCTTCACGTCAACCGGCTACGCCTCGATGACGGACAACGGCGACAACGAGCAGGTCTTTCTGGTTGACGGTTCGGCAGGGTACTGCCTGAACACCTCGACGGGGGCCTTCACTGTTCCTCTGCCGGGCGCTCTGGGTGTAAAGCCGACGTCACTGGCATATCAGGATGGCGTGGCGATCGTCAATGATGCTGGGACGAACCAGTGGTACCAGTCGAATCTCGGCGACTTCTCGACGTGGCAGGCGCTGAACTTTTCGTCAGCGGATGCGACGCCGGACCAGATCGTTACGATCTACGACATCCATCGGGAAGCGTGGCTGTTCAAGCAGAAAGCCATTGAGGTCTGGGTGAATGGGGGTCTCAATGGGTTCCTGTTTCAACGTCTTCAGGGCGTTGAGATTCCTGTCGGATGCGTTGCGCCGGCGTCGGTGGCGCGGGTCGGCGATAGCCTGATCTGGCTTGGCGGTGACGATCAGGGATCGGGCATTGTCTATCAGTCGTCTGTGTATCAGGCGGTGCCGATCTCTACGCACTTCATCGCCGAAACGATTCAGGCGATGCCGGTCATCAGCGATGCGATCGGCTTTGTCGAGCAGGAGAACCAGCACTTTTTCTACTGGCTGATCTTCCCGACTGGCGGCCGGACCTTTGTCTTCGACTCGACCACGAGACTGTGGCACGAGCGAGCAGCGTTTTCGAATGGACTCTTCAGTCGCCATGCAGCGAACTGCCATGCGTTCGCCTATGGCCAGCATCTGGTTGGTGACTACCAGAGCGGCAACATCTATGCGCTGAACTGGAACGTGTACACGGACAACGGCAACGTCCACAAGTGGTTGAGGACGTGGCGCGCGCTGCCGCCGAACAAGGTTTCCGAGAATCCGCTCACGTTCTATTCGCTGCAGATCGATATGGGAACCGGGCTCAACGTTCCCCCCGGCTCGGCGCCGCAGTACATGCTCCGCTGGTCGGATGACGGTGGCTACAACTGGTCGAATGAAGTATGGACGAACGGCAATATGACGGGCGCCATGAATCCCCGCGTGCTCTATCAGAGGCTGGGTACGACCAAGAAGGGCGGGACGTATGACCGGATCTTTGAGTTGTCGGGTATTGACCCGGTGCCGATCCAGATCACTGGCGCGTATGTAGACGTCTCATGACGTACCCGATCGAGGGTGGTTTCCCGAACTGGATGGCGCCGTTCACTGATGCGAATGGCCGTCTCACACGGGATGGCATGAACCTGCTTCAGCTTCTGTTCAGCCGCACAGGAGCACTCACGGGGCAGTTTCTGGAGGCCGGGACATTGCCTCCGGTTCCCGTATTTTCGGATTCTTCGGATTTGGACTCCGACGAGTTTGGTTCGATTCCTGGGCCACCCGGTCCTGTTGGATCGATCGGGCCACAGGGGCCGTTTGGCCCGGTTGTAATCATTGATGTTCCGGATGTCGATGAACCAATGATGCGTGGTCCGCTGGCCCCGGGCGGATGGTACGACGAGAAGGGCAGCGGCGGGACGTATGGCTTTGCCTCTGGTGTCGACTTCGTCGGTGGCACAACCACCTCTCTCACGCTTTCCCAGCCATATGGCGCGCAGGCAAATCTGATCGTTGTGTTCGACGCCTTGTGGCAAGGCGCGGATCAGTTCTCACTCAGCGGCAAGACGCTGACTTTCACATCGGCGATTCCCGTTGGCGTACAGAAAGTGTACGTCAAGGGCTTTCTGATGCCTCAGTAAGGAACCCAGATGGCTGCAAACAAGATACTGCGCTTTGGCCCGGTAGCTCTCGGCGCATCCGCAGCAAACCTCATCAATCCGCCGACCCTGACTGGTGGCGCGGGATTGGCCGGAACTAATACGAACACCTACGTGATTGTTCGTCACATCCGGATCGTCAACAAGTCGGCGACTGCGGCGACGGTTTCCCTATACATCGGCGCAACCGGTGCATCTGCCGCGGGCACCGAGTTCGCATTCAACGGTGCGAGCGTTCAGGCCAACAGTTACCTCGACTGGTATGGCCTTGTACGTCTGGATATTGCGGACTTTCTCACTGGTCTCGCATCGGTGGCGACGACATTGACTTTTCAGGCCGAAGGCGAGATCGGGGTCGTCTGATGAAATTCTTCACTCTCATGAAGAAAGCCATCGACGTTCGGCCGCTGGTGAGCGCGCTCGATGCGCATCCGGAACTGTGGGACGCCAACGGGTTCCGCAAGACCGGCAACGGTACGCCGCACGGCGGCATGTCCGATATCTGGGTTCGTTACAACGACGTGGCGCCGTATGCCGCTCGAGGCGATTACGCAGGCTTCAATGATGCGCACGTGCCGATCTGGTATCCCGCCTACGACGTGCTTCAGCAGACGCTCGATCCGCTGATTTTCCCGCTGATGGCGGAAGTCCGCGGCGAGATGCTTGGCGGCGTGCTGATCACGCGCATCCCGGCAGGGCAAGGCATTGCGCCCCACGTGGATGAAGGCTGGCACGTCAACTACTACGACAAGTTCTATCTCTCGCTGCGCAGCGCGCCGGGAGCGACGTTCCATTGCGGTGACGAAGTGATCAATCCCGAGCCGGGCGATCTCTATCACTTCGACAACCATCTCGAGCACTGGGTGAAGAACGAGAGCGCCGGCGACCGCATGACGCTGATCGTCTGCATCCGCACGAACCGCGCGCGGTGGTCGCCATGTCAGTAGCTGGCGGTTTTCCTTTGGCAGCGGTTGTCGCTGTCTACGAATTGACGAGGCCACCCATGATCGACCTGAAGATCAAGCACCACTTCTCTGGCAGGGAATACGCGAAGGAAATGACTCTGCCGGCCGGTCATTACGCGGAGACGCACGAACACGTCTACGACCATATTTCGATTCTTGCCGTCGGCGAGGTTCTGGTCGATATCGACGGTTCCGTTACCCGCCATGTTGGACCGACGGCAATTGTGATTCCGGCGAACAGAAAACATCGCATCGAAGCAATCACCGATTCAGTGTGGTTTTGCGTGCATGCGACCGATGAAACCGACCCGGAAAAGGTCGATGACGTGCTGATCAAGGGGAACTGAAATGCCATGGGGATTCGCTGGAGCGGCGATTGGTGCCGTAGGCGCAATTGGCAGTGCCGTGATCGGATCGAATGCATCCAGCAGCGCCGCCAATACGCAAGCCGATGCGTCGAACAATGCAACGCAGGCGCAACTGCAGATGTTCAACACGGTGCAGGGCAACCTGCAACCGTACATGTCGGGCGGAACGAACGCGCTGGCAGGGTTGAACAGTTTCATCAACGGACAGGGCCAGTCGCAACCGTTTTCCTTCAACTACAACCCGGCGAGCGATCCGGAATACAACTTCCTGCTGTCTCAAGGCTCGAACGCGATCACAAGTCAGGCGTCCGCGCTGGGCGGCATGAAATCCGGTGCGACGCTGAAGGCGTTGTCGGACTATGGCCAGAATACGGCTCTCCAGTCGTACCAGAGCGAGTTCAACAATGCGCTGAACACGTACGGCGCCAACCAGACGAACCTCTCCAACATCTTCAGCCGGCTGTACAACACGGCGTCGCTCGGTGAGAACGCTGCTGCTGGTGTGGGCAATGCTGCGATCAGCACGGGCCAGTCGATCGGAAGCAACATGATCGGCGCCGGCAATGCACAAGCAGCCGGGACTGTCGGATCAGCGAATGCGCTTTCTGGCGGGCTAACGAGCCTCAGCAGCCTGCTGAACAATCAGTCGTTCCTGAATTCCTTCGGCGGGGGCTCGTCTGGTTTCAATCCCGCTTACCAGTCGTCGTATTCCGGCTTCGACAATCCTTCCAACTACGGTTGATCGAAAATGGCACAGGTAGACGCAAACATTCCGCTCGCCGTTGCAAATCCCGCCGAGCTTCAGCAGATCGCGTACAGGAACCAGCTAACCCAGCTTCAGCTTCAACAGGGCCAGCAGGAACAGCAGCAGAACAACGCGCTGCTGGGCATCCTGAAGCAGCCGGGCGCGGTTGATGACAGCGGCATGCCCACGCAGGCCACGCTCGGCCGGATCATGCAGGTCAATCCTGACGCGGGCTTCAAGATCCAGAACCAGCTCGCGACGATTCAGGAGAACAAGCAACGCGCGATCACGAACCAGATCAACCAGAGGCTGCTGGGCATGAACATCGGCGACAAGGCACACGATCGCCTGGTGGACATTGCGACGTCGTCGCAACAGCGCTATGACGATCTCGTGGCGAACGGCACGCCCAAAGACGAAGCCGCGCGCATTGTCGGGAAAGAACGCAACGAATCGATCACCGACGCGCAGGAGGCTGGCTTGCTTACTCCGGATCAGGCGCGGCCGATGCAGAACCCTTTCAACCCGGAGATGAACAAGGCGTTCATCACGGGCTCGGCACAGTACAAGCGCGTACTTGACGAGCAGCGGCAGGCGCGCATGGAGCAGACTAGCGAGCGCCGCGCGGACCTCGCTGAACACCGGGAAGAGCGGGCCGAAAACATGCCTGTCTCCGATATCGGGAAGCTGTCGTACGACTATCAGCGCGGCGCGATCAGCAAGCAGGACTACGAGGCCGCGGTACTGAACAAGACGAAGGGATTCAATCCCGAGGATGTGGATTCGGTGGTCGACCAGATGGGCAAATACGACATGCCGCCGCTGACCGGTCAGGCGCTCCGCACGCCGTGGGGGCAGGCCGTCATGGCGGGCCTCGCCAAGAAGTATCCCGACTATGACGCGAAAGAGTACAAAACCCGTCAGGCGGCTATTGGCCAGTTCGAGTACGGCAAGAAGGGCGACACCGTGCGCTCGCTCAGCGTCTCGCTGGATCACCTGGACACGCTGACGGAAGCTGGCAAGGCGCTGAAGAACGGCAACGTGCAGGGATTCAACAAACTCGCGCAGACGCTTGCCGAACAGACCGGCTCTGCTGTGCCGACCAACTTCGAAGCCGCCAAGAGCATTGTCGCTGACGAAGTCGTGAAGGGCATTCTGGGGTCTGGCGGCGGCGTGGGCGATCGCGAGAAAGCACAGGCGATCTTTGACAAGGTCAAGAGCCCCGAGCAGTTGGCTGGCGCCGTCGATCAGGTCAAGAAGCTGCTGCGCGGTCAACTGACAGGGCTCGAGCGCCAGTACAAGCAATCGACCGGCCGCGATGACTTCGACCGCTTTTTGTCTCCCTCTGCGCGCGGGCTGGAGCAGGGTGGTGGCAACGGGCCGAAGAAGATCGCGTCGAAGGCCGACTATGACGCTCTGCCTTCCGGCGCGGAGTTCATTGCGCCCGACGGTTCGCACCGGAGGAAGCCGTAATGGCTAACTGGTGGGATGACGCGCCCGTTATCGACGCGCCACAGACCGCGACAAGCGGATCGCCACTCGACCGCGCGTTGAAGTCCGAAGGTGTGACCGGAAAGCTGGCGGACGTTGCGCGCAGCATCTACCAGCAGGAATCGGGAGCCGGTCGCGATACGGCGACGTCGGATGCCGGCGCCACCGGCGGCATGCAGATGAAGCCCGATACGTTCAAGCGCTTCGCCGACAAAGGCTGGTCGATCGAGAACCCCGACCAGAATGCACGCGCTGCGGTGCGCTTCATCAAGTCTCTTTCCGACAAGACCGGCGGCGATCCGAAACTGATTTCCGTCGGCTACTACGGCGGTGAAGGCGCGATTCCGAAGGCCAAGGCGGGCATTGCTGTACGCGATCCGCGCAATCCGAACGCGCCGACCACGCTTCAGTACGCCGACCAGGTGACGTCCCGCATTCCAAAGACGGGATCCAGGACGGAATCGAAAGACGAGGGGAACTGGTGGGCAGCGGCGCCGGTGGTGTCTGCGGACACGGCCGCACCAGACAATGCACAGCCAGAACCTACGCGCGCGCAGCAGGACATGCGCGGACTCGGACTCGGCGCTCGTTCAGTGGCGGAGGGCGCCGCAAGCCCGCTGACGTTCCTCGGCGACACGCTGAACAAGGGCGTCAATCTCGGCATTCGTGGCGTGAATTCGTTGGCGGGTACGAACATCCCTCAACTGGGCATGCCGTCTCAGGCCGTAAATAACGCGCTGACAGGGATCGGGCTCCCTCAACCGGCCACGCCGACTGAGCGCGTTCTGAGTGACATCCAGAGTGGTGCGGCCGGCGCTGGGGCGGGTGCTGGATTTACGGGAGCCCTGTCTGGCGTTGCCGCAAATCCGGTCGTTCGAAACGCTCTTACGCAACTTTCGGAGCAACCGGGTCTACAGATGGGTCTGGGAGCCGCGAGCGGTGGATCGGCAGGCGTCGCGCGAGAAGCAGGCTTGGGTCCTACCGGACAGCTTCTGGCAAGCTTTGCGGGCGGTTTGACGCCGCTGGGCATCAAGACGCTTGCTCAGTCCGCCGACCGCGCGACACGCAACGCCGCGAAGATGCTGCAAACAGCTATGGAACACCACTCGCCAGAAGAATGGAATCAGGCACGTGCGCTTCTTTCGGAATCTCAGAAGCAAGGTGTTCCGCTCATGGGCCCAGAGGCGTTTCCCGGAGGGTCTCAGGTTCAGCAACTTGGCTCGGATGTGGCCGCGTCGCCGGCGAGTGGCAACAAGATTCGCGAGTTCGTTCGTCCCCGCCCTGAACAGGTAGAGACTGCGGGGAAGAACGCGCTTGCCAGAATCGGCGACAACGTGGGCGGCCAGGAAGCGGCAAATCAGGCGCAGGAAACTGCCGACAAGGTAATCCGCGACGCGCAAAAGTACCGCACGGAAGCCGCCGGCCCTTACTATCAAGGCCAGCGCGCGAGCGATACCGAAGCATTGGACTTGGGCGACCAAATCAGCGAACTTCCATCCAAAATCGTTGCCCTCAGCCAGTCCAGGTCGAGTGCTGTTCAGGCCGCCGGAAAACTGCATGCCTTTACCAACGAACAGATTAATGCGGCTAATCGCACTATTCGTCGCAACCTGGGATTGGCGGGCGATGTAAAAGCCGGTCGTAACCTCGATCGCGCAGAGGAAGGAAAGGCAGGCACCTATGCCGCAGTGAATCGGGGCAAGGAGATCTCGGCTCAAATCGACGCGTCGCAGCGTCAACTGGATAGCGCGGCGGATCGTTTGGCCGAGAAGGATCTGCCAGCGATCCGTAGCAAGGTGCAATCGTTCGTTTCCAATCTGGATCAACAGATTCGGCTTGCCGGCCCAGACGAGGCGAAGATCCTCAAGCAGTACCGCGACCAGATTGCGCCGAACGGCCAACCGCTTGTTCTCCCGTCCCAACTGGAGAGCATCTACAAGGCAAATCGCAACAAGATCAATCTTGGTCTCAACCCGACAGCAGAAGAAAAGACTGCCGCAGGTGTGCTCAAGGGGAGCGTGTCGGATCTGGACAACCTTATCAAGGACGTATCGCCGTCGATCCGAAACGGGCGACTCATTTACGAGCAACTGTCTCGGGAGGTGGTGGACCCGCTATTGAAAGGTCCGATCGGGAAACTCGCGGGAAAGGGTGCCGATGCTCAGAAAGAGGCGACGTACTCGCGGGCCATGTCGGAAATGCAAAGCGACACTGCCAATCCGAAGCGAATCAAGACCATCGCCGACGAGTTCAATAAGGTTGACAAGACAGCATTTCCGAATCTCACGCGCGCATACCTCGAAAACAAACTGAATGCCTCTTTGAAGGATCTGCAGGGGCGTCGCAATCCCGGAGCTGGTGCGAACTTCCGCAACGCTCTCGCCGGTACGCCTCAAGACGCCGCCAACCTTCGCGCCATGATCGAGAAATCAGCCGAAGCGCAGGGCCAAGATCCGCAGAAGAGCTATCAGGGATTCCGCAAGCTTCTCGATGTTCTGGACGCCACAGGACGAGTTCCAGGGATGGGTAGCCAGACACAGTCGCGCATGGAGAACGCCGCTACCGCGCGCGAGTCACTCGTCGCTGGCGCGCTCGAGACGAAGTTTTCGTCGCCCGGCGGCCAAATCGCAAAGTTTCTGAGGAACAAGGCGTACGGCGGAACCTACAAGAAGCTCGCCGACGTTTTCACCGACCCGGATTCGGTCAGGAAGATGCAGGAGCTGGTGAACCTGAAGCCGACGTCTCTGCAAGCGCAGAGGCTGGTTTTGTCGCTGCTGACCTCACCGGCACAGCGCGCCGGCCAGGATGACCAGTGAGGCCAATGCGCCCCATGGCCATGGGATCAGGATCGCCGCAGCGATCATGAGCAGACAGACGATAGAGACTTCAGCAAGTAGTGACATCGGAGAGCCAGATGAAGAAAGCCAATACATTGAGGGCGTCGAAACAGACTATCGCGAAAGTCAGCTCGAAACAACCGAAACCGGCGACATCGGCGACCAAGGGCACGTTCGGGGCCAAGATCCGCGGCATCCAGAAGAAGGCCAAGCCCAAGGCCGGAAAGGTCACCTCGTTTTAAGGATTTGCACCATGCCACTTTCGAAAGGTAAATCCAAGGCAGCAATCGGCAAGAACATCAAGACCGAGATGAAGGCCGGGAAACCCCAAAAGCAGGCGGTGGCTATCGCGCTTAATACTGCGCGCAAGGCTGGCGCCAAGATCCCGAAGAGAGGAAAGAAATGAAGATCGTCATTGAGAGTATCCCTTCCGTGGCCCAGCGCTACGACACATGGGGAGACTGGTGGTTTGATCCCGATGGCACGCTGCAGATTCGCGTCAGCGATGACGTGGCGGAACTGCCTACCGAAAATCACCAGTTCCTGATTGCGCTCCACGAACTCGTTGAGGTCATGGCGTGCAAGGCACACGGCGTTACCCAGCAACAGGTCGATGAATTTGATTTTGCCAATCAGGAGCACTGCAACGAAAACGACCTCGAGCCGGGCGATCTGCCCGATGCGCCGTACCGGAAGGAACACCGGTTCGCGATGCTTATCGAGCACCTGATGGCGCGCGAACTGGGTATCGAGGGTTACGGGGAGGTTCGGTGAGGGTTCTCATCGTCGATTTTGACCGCACCGGTCTGGATATGGCATACCGCGCCGCAGAGGGCGGGCATGACGTGCAAATCTGGTCGCCGCCAAACGCCGACGGCTCACCAGTCATGGCCGGCCACGGATTTCCCGGAATCAAACGCGTCGAAAAGTGGCAAGCCGCCATGTTGTGGGTCGGTAAGACGGGACTCGTCGTGAACATGTTCAACGACAAGGAAATCACCCGCGCGATGGATCAATGGCGCGCGCGCGGATACCGCGTGTTCGGACCGTCTGCAAAGAGTGCCGCGATGGAACACGACCGCGGTGCCGGCATGAAGCTGTTTGAGAAGTTCGGTTTCGAGGTGCCGGAGTACCAGATTTTCCCGACGCTGGAGGCGACGCTCGCTTACGCGTGGAAATGCCAGGACCCGATGGTTCTGAAGCCAATGGGGGACAACGATGATAAGTCCCTTACCTACGTCGCGCACGACCCGGCCGATCTGGTGTCGTTCCTTGAAATGAAGAAGACGCACGGAGTGCAGATCAAGGGCCAGCTGATGCTCCAGCAGAAGGTCGACATGATCATGGAGTTGGGCGTGTCGGCCTGGATGAGCCCTAACGGCTTCTCGCGCGCGCACAATTGCTCAATCGAGTACAAAAAGTTGATGAATGGCGATTACGGGCCTAGCACAGGCGAAATGGGCGATCTGTCGCGGTACTACACCGACACGTCGGAGAGCATCCTGTCGGACCATCTGATGCGTTTCGAAGAGACGTTGCTCGAAATGGGTCACATCGGAGATTTCGCGATCGGCGGCGGTGTGACGACAAAGGGCAAGTATGTGCCGTTCGAGGTGTCCGCCCGTTTCGGTTATCCCGAAATCTTCGCGTTTCTCCACTGCCATCGGTGCGATCCGATCGAATGGATGAGTTCAATGATCGACGGCGAAGACACGCTCGAAGTAGACGAGCGGCCGGCGGTGTGCGTTGTGATGGCCAAGCCGCCTTTCCCGCGCTCGAGCGACAGGCCGGCGCAGGACGTCGGCGCAGTGATTACCGGAATTGAGGAAGTCTGGCACCACGTTTCGCCGGTCGAAATGATGCTGGAGAAGGGGCCGTGCATGAAAGGTGGCAAGGTCGACACGGATCTCGTCTACAAAACCACCGGGAATTACATCTGCACGGTTACCGCGCAAGGCTCCGATGTGCATGATGCGATCGAGGAAGTCTACGCGGCGGCCGGCCGGATCAAGTACCAGGACCGGATGCTGAGAACGGACATTGCCAAGGATCTCGAAAAGAAGATTCCCAAGGCCAAGGCGCTCGGCTTCAGAGAATTGCCTGACTGGTAGGACACAACAACCAATCGCATCCAGCCCGCTTTGAGCGGGCTTTTTTATTCATAAATCGCGCGGGGTGAACGTGACGAATCATGACGAAATGCAGGCCGACATCGCCGAGAACAAACAGGGGCTCGCAGTTCACGAGGCCGTTTGCGCTGAGCGATACGCTGGAATCCAGACATCTTTCAACCGCGGCGAAGAGCGGATGCAGCGAATCGAGAAGAAGTCCCAGCGTATTGAGTATGTCCTTTATTTCCTGCTGCTAGTCGTGATCGGCGGAAAGGATGTAGCTGTCAGGGTATTCGAGTTGCTCGTCAAATGAATCCGACTATTCTGGCCCTGCTGATCGCCGAGCTGCGCCGCGATGAGGGTGTGAAGTACGTTGAGTATCTCGACAGCAAAGGCATCCCGACGACGGGTGTAGGGCACAACCTTCAGGTTTCGCCATTGCCAGATGGATGGACGTATCCGCTGAGTGATGCGCAGGTCAATCAGCTTCTGACGCAGGATCTCGCCAATACGTTTGCGCAGCTCAACGCCAATCTGCCGTGGTGGCAGAAGCTGGACGCCGTTCGTCAGCGAGTGATCGCGAACATGTGTTTCAACATGGGCATCGGCACGCTGCTTCAGTTTCACAACACGCTGGCTGCGATGCAGGCCGGAAATTATGCCTCGGCGGCGAGCGGAATGCTTGCTTCCGTTTGGGCAACGCAAGTCGGCGCGCGTGCGACACGTCTCGCGCAAGCAATGAAGACGGGCGTCATGCCGGACGAGCCGGTGACTACGTAAAGCCGCGCGAAATATTCCGAAAATTATTCCAACCGCCTCAGGGCGGTTTTTTCGTTTCTGGAGCCTCAAATGCCCCGTTGCAGTCACGGAACACCGCTTGAACAGCCATGCAGCAAATGCACCGCCGAAGGAATGGAAAAGGTCACGGAGGCGCACACGGAGAAGGAAACCCTGTCTGTGGCTGTGAACATTCCCAGCCACGAAGAGCGCAAGACCACCGCGTTATTCGAGCGCACCCGCAAGGAACTGATCGAGAGCGGCGGCGGCCGGTGCTTCATCTGCAACGCAACGGCCGAGGAATCCGGTCACCCGCTCGAGGCTCACCACCACCCAATCGAGCGATCGATGGCCGAACTGATCGATTGGGACCGTTTCAAGGCAGACGCGCAAGCCGGCGTGTGGGGCGAAAAGGTCCGTGCGTTCGACTGGGACAACTTCACCGACTGGACGCAGTTTGTCGACGACATGACGGTCAACGGGCTGCTGCTCTGCAAGGCGCATCACATCGGCAAGGACGAAGGCATTCACGCGATGCCGTTCCCGCTGTACATCGCGCAGAAGTACGCGAAGGAGGGCTACCAGTTCTCCAACGTGGAAGTCATCCACCACCAGGAGTAACCCATGAACCAGACGTCCCCCGCAGCAACCGGTACCACCGGGGCTTTGATCGGCGCGCTCGTCGTCATCATTTCGGCGATTAGCACCCATTTCAAGATCGATCTGTCGGCTCAGGATCAGGTCTCGATTGCCGGCGGCATTGTTGTTGGCGCGCATTGGATTGCGGAGCAATACGTCGCGCGTATCGCGGCAAAGAAGTCTTCAGCGCCTGTTCAGCAGTAATCCAACTGCCGCGACCGCGGCACAACTCCGAAGGAACCACCATGAAACGTATGCTGCTTGCGGCAGGCATTGCCGCGTGTCTCGCTTTTTCTGGCTGCGCATCGACCGGCTCACCGAAAATTCCAACGCCCCAGCAACTGGTGAGCGACTTCTGCCCGACGGTCAATGCCGACCTCAAACTTCTGGCCGCGTCACCGCTGCTCAATGCTTCGCAACAGCAACTGTTGAATGGCGTGCCCGGTGACGCGACGCATCCCGGCATCATCGCGATCAACAGTGCGGTTTGCGCGGCCGGCGGTCAGATCAATGTGACCGATCTGCAAACGCTCAACAACACGGCGTTTCCTGCGCTCATCGAGCTGGTCGGGGCGCTCCCGATGCTTCCGAATCAGCCAGCGATTCTGCTCGGCCTGACACTTGCTCAGCCGATCCTGAATCAGATCGTCGCGCAAGTTATGCCGGCGGCTCCTGCGGCCGCTAGTGCACCGGCCGCCGCGAGCCAGTAATGACGCCGCATGACTTCGCGCTGCTGGCGCAGGAAGCCTATTCCGTGGCGCCAGACATTGGCAAAGCGGATAGCGCTTCTCGCGCCATCGTACGTACGACTGCGGACGGTCTGTGCGTTGCCTTCCCGGGATCGGACAACGCGGACTGCTGGGGTGCGGACTTCGACATTGTGCCGGTAGCCGTGAAAGGGGTCGGCGAGGTTCATCAAGGCTTCTGGAACGCCTGGCAGGCTATCGCACCACAAGTGGTGACCGCAATCGGCGATCAGCCTGTGACGCTTGTTGGCCATTCTCTAGGCGCCGCGATCGCGATTCTCGCTGCGGCATCACTGGTGATGGCGGGAAAGCCGCCGGCGGCTGTCTATGGCTTCGAGCCTCCGCGCGTGAGTCCCGGAATCGGTGTGCGGTCAGCGCTCTCCAAGGTGCCAGTTCATCTGTATAAGAACGGTCTCGACATCGTGCCGGATCTGCCGCCTAACTGGCAGCACGCCGCAACCCTGATTCATATCGGCACGCCACAACTGCCTTTTCCCAACACGCTGGATCACCAGATTGAAAGGGTGATTCTCGCTCTGTCTGCGCAGTCTCCGCCAGCTTGAAAAAACCGACCCATCAAGCCGCCTTCGGGCGGCTTTTTTATTGCCTGGACCAAACATGACCACCGTTACTCTCGCGCCTCTGGTTAAGCAGCAGTTCAACCAGAATGGGATTCCGCTGGCCGGCGGCAAGCTGTTCGTCTACAACGCCGGAACGACAACGAAGGCACTCACTTACACGGACGCCACAGGCGACACGCCGAACACCAACCCGATCATTCTCGACGCCAACGGCCAGTGCGGCGTCTGGCTTTTGCCAACCCTCGCGTACAAATTCATTCTGTCGCCGGCGACCGATACCGATCCGCCGACGAACCCATTCTGGACGGTCGACAACGTAACGACCGTCCAGGGCGTCGCTGTCGGAGACATGACGGACGAAAAAGGCAGCGGCGGCACCTACGGATTCGCCGCAAACGTCGATTTCACACCCGGCACCACGACGCAACTGACGCTATCCCAGAATTACGGCAGCTCGGGCAATTTGTGGGTGACCTTCGACGGCACGGAGCAGGGCGCAGATACGTTTTCTCTGGGCGGCACGAACAATACCGTTCTGACGTTCAATGCCCCGATTCCTGTGGGGGTCCAGAAGGTCTACGTCAAAGGCGGCACTGCGCTTACGATCGGCACGCCTGGCGCGGGGACCGTCGGCGACGCCCAAATCAACCAGAGCAGCAATCTGTACATCCACGCCTATTCCTTCGTCGGTTCAAAGGATGTCGGCGCGCTGGGCAACGGAACGACCGATGACCATACAGCCGTTCAGAACGCCGGATCGCTGGCGTCGAGTTCTGGAAAGTTGCTACTCGTGACGCCCGGCACTTACCTTATCGGCTCGAGCATCGCATTCGCGGGGCCGGTCGAGTTCATGCCTGGGGCGCAGTTTGTCGTAAAGAGCGGGGCTGTCGTTACCTTCAACGGACAACTCACCGGCCCACTGACCAACATCTTCAGCGTGCAAACCGGGGGCAACATTGTTGTCAATCCGGGCACCACGACGGAAGGTTACCCAGAGTGGTTTGGCGCCCAACCGGGAAATTCCTCGTTCGACTGCGCACCGTATATCAACGCGAGCCTTTCCGTTTTCTCGGTTACGCGTCTTCAGAATACGGTCTACTACACAGCCACATCGGTCCTTATGGGGCAGAACGGGCAGTCGCTTGTCGGATCAAATCCAAATCTGACCCAAGGCGCTTTTAATTCCTCAGTCATTCAGTGCCAAAGCGCCGCGGTTACGATTTTGCAGATCGGGCCAAATGTCAATCCTTACCCCGCGTCATTGCAGACGTCGATGGCGGTTCACAACGTTGCGTTCTCTCGGGGTACTGCACCAGACATTTCCCAATCCGCGACGGGCATCAAGATTCAATACTGTTCAGGCGTATTGATGAAATGCGTCAGCGTAATTGACTCTGTTGAGTGCTTCCATCAACTCGGCTCAGCGTATGTGCGTTACGAGCATTGCAACGCGTTCAAGTTGACAGTCGGCATCAACGGGACAGATGCGTTCCACGGATTCAATTTAGACGGCAGTGCTTATATTGGTTTCTCTGACAGCGGAAATCCTTCGGTCCTGATGTACGACTGTCAGGTAAGCAATCTGCGCGACGCAGACACCACCTGGGCGCCGGGTAGTGACTATCAGGGTATGTTTGTCCATGGGCAGTACGGCTGGTCGGATGTCTGGATTTTTGATCTGGAAACGAATGGTGTCGGCACAGGGATAAACCTCGTTGGGACGGTGAACAATACAACGACGGCGGACTCGTTGAATAAACGCTTCTACGTCTATAACCCGATTCTCGATACGTGCGTTCTTGCGGGTATTTCGTTCACGAATATCAGTTCTTATGGCGATATTCATGTAATCGGTGGCTATGCCAATTGCAGCAACGCCCAACCTAATCCGGTCGGAATCTCGTACTCGTCGTCGAACGGGAACGTCCAGATTTCGCAGTTCATGGTCGAGTGCAATAAGAACCACAGCACGATTGGTGTCGTGTCGTACGCGTCATCAAAAATGGTTCATCGCGACTGTTCATATCTCGAAGCTTTCGTGACACCCATCCAGCTTAATTCGACTTCACATTTCACATTCATGGATCAAGTGACGAATGATTCCAGCGCGTCTTCCAATGTGGCGTTCCTCGTGAACAACTGTAACCGGGGCTACATGAACATTGCACTTTCTGGTTACCCAGGCGCCTACGGAGGCGGGATCGACCTTGCCGATACGTCGATTCAGTACTGTGAATTCGCATGTTCGCGCATGGACCCTGGCGCAATCACCGGCGGCGTCAAGGTCGTCTACAACGGCACGCCGATCACCACGGCCGGCACTTTCGGAACCGGCAACCTCGCTTCTGGGATTATGAACTGACATGAAAAAGCTAATCGTATTTCTCGCTTCGCTGTACATCGCCGCAACGTATGGCGCGACTACCGTCCCTATTCAATTGCTCAATTCGAGCGGGTCGACTTCGGGGCAGGCGATTGTTTCAACCGGCGCTTCCAGCGCGCCAGCGTGGGGAAACGTCGCAGCGACCACGCTAGCCGCGCAGGCCGCGAATACGGTAGTGGCGAACGTGACCGGCTCGTCTGCATCGCCGACGGCTTTTGTCATGCCAAGTTGCAGTGCGACTTCGAATGCACTCACATATACCTCGGGCGCAGGTTTCACCTGCAACACCACGCTTAACGCGACCACGCTTCTCAATAGTTCCTGGGCCGCGCCCGGCACTATTGGCAGTGCCACACCGAGCAGCGGTGCATTCACGACGCTCAGTGCGAGCAGTACGGTCAGTGGTAGCGGGTTCAGCACCTATCTGGCTTCGCCGCCGGCGATTGGCGGTACTGCCGCGGCTCCGGGCACATTCACAACTGTCACCGGCACGTCAGCCGTTATTTCGAATGGTTTGACCAGTGGGAATTCGATATCCGTATCGTCCACGTCAAACACGAGTAACGGCGCATCGATCCTGTTGACGGGCAATGGAGCGACTACCCCGAACAAATCAATTCGGGCGTTTAACGGAGCGTTCCAGATCGTGAATTCCGCGTCATCGGCCGTGATTGCATCGGTCGACGACTCCGGAGACCTAGTGACGACGGGATACATCTCGCCGTCTCAAACTGGCGGCATCGTCGGAACGACGACTAACAACAGCGCCAATGCCGGAAGTGTCGGCGAGTACGTATCCAGCACTATCGCTGCCGGTTCGGCTGTTACTTTGACGAATGGGACGGCTGCAAACGTAACCTCTATTTCGCTCACTGCGGGCGATTGGGATGTGTTCGGAACTGTTTGCTTTACGCTGGGCAGCGGCAATACGACGTATGCCGTCATCGGTTCAATTAGCCTTACGAGCGCCACCTACAACTTTCTGCCGGGCTTTTATTTGCCCGGGGTTCCTACAGGCACAACTGTAGAGTGCGCCGCGGCAGGAATGATCCGCGAATCGTTTTCGTCCACGACACCGGTATATCTGGTAGCGGGGGCGAGTTGGGCTTCGGGAAGTGCGGCTGCTTACGGTTTTATCAGTGCGCGCCGTCGTCGCTAGACAAACCCTGCGAATTTTTCCAGGGACGAAATAACGTCGACCAGGGTTTCCCGAACGCCAAGAGTCGGGATAATCACGTCTATGCGGACAGGATTGGTCGGGTTGGTATCTTTCATTTTAGAAAGTCTTCGTAAGACAATTGGCCTAAGCGACGCAGTATATCGCGTCACCACACCGTCATCCGTTTCAAAACGGCGATCAGGACAGGCGCTTCCCGACGTTCATCGAAGTCGAACAGATCCTGGTTTGGCTCGACATAAACTGCCGCCACAAAACGCTCACCAGAATTCAAAACCATCGTGTAAGTGTTTGATTTTATGAGTTCAGATATGTGCATTTCGCTGGGCTGGGAATGCCCGCCAATCCCAGCCACCTCATTGTTTTCTATGAGAAATTTCCGATCTTGTTGGGTAATCACTTTCTGTTGATAACTTTTCCACCGAACCCTTTGCAGACTGGGTTTTGAGTGTGGTGATCCAAAATCGGTCCAAAACTGATCCAAAATTCATGCACTTCGTGCCTTGATTTCGGTCCACTCTTTGCCCCGTGAATCGCGGTACAGAGCCGTCATCTCGGCTGATTTGTGCCCCAGAAGCGCCTGGGCGAACTCGGCGCCGTACTCGTCAGCGTAGAGGCGGGCGGCTAGAGACCGGATCTCATGAAACGTCGGCGGAGTCTTGCCCGGATCGACCGCAATCTTTGCCTGGTCACGGAAAGTTGCAAAAACGTCTGAAAAGCTGACCACATGAGGGCTTCCGCCTGGTCTTGCTGTGCCAACATGCCGCAGGTGATGGATCACGTGCTTGGAGACGATGTTGTCGCGGCATTCCCGTATTACATCGCCGATCGTCAGGCCATCCAGCGCCTTCAGGCCGACGGTCAGAGGGATTTTCAATCTCGTCCGGCCCTGACTCTTTTTCTGTTCGACGTAGAGGAACCCGTCCTTCACGTGGTCGAACAGCATGCTTTTTACATCCTCCCGGCGCTGCGCCGTGACCAGTGCCAACATGAAGGCGCGGGCGGCCCAACCCATCAGCGGATCCTTTCTGGCCTCCGCAACGACCTTCCAGAAGTCCTCGAGGGTCAATCTTGAACGCAGGACATCTCCTTTCGTTCTCTTTACGGACGAAACCGGATTCTTTCCGGCCTCAATCAAACCCTCTCCAATCGCCTCGTTGAAGAGGTCGACCAGACGGCTGCGCATCTGCACGGCGTAGGTGTCACTCACCTCCGCGGCGAGCTTCTTCAGAAAGTCCCTGATATCCCTCGGCGTCACGACATTGACGCGCTGCGCCGCGAAAGGCGCGCGTTTGATGGCCTTCAGGTAGCTGCTGACGGTCGAGCGGGAACCTTCGTTTTCCGTCCTCTTGGCATAGATAGCCTCGTACTCATCACACCACTGGGAGACGGTCTTCATGCCGCCGTCGATCTTATTAATGAGCGCAACTGCTCCCTTGCGGCGCTCCAGCTCGGCGTTCGCGGCGCGAGCCTCTGATGAAGCGACCTTGAAGTCGCGCCCCAGACCATACGTCGCCTTGGTTTCCGGGTGCCGGAACCAGTAATAGCCCTTGGAGTTCTTATACAAGTTGTCGGGCCAGTTACGGCGCGCCGCGATTCGTCGTCTAGCTGCCATTTGCCATCCTTTCGATACGATCGGCAACCGGGTCGAAATACTCCGCGTCTGGACGGCAGAAATACTCGCGTCCGACCTTACGGGGTACCGGACGGATCCGCCCGTTGCGTATCCAGTTGAGCAGGGTATTGCGGTGAGGTTTGTGCTCGCCGAACACATTTTCCGCCCATGACGAGAGTGGTATCAGTTGCGCTGCCATTTCACACCCCATGCGTTGCGTGTCGTTTCGATGATTCGTGATGCGGCTTCGGTCACTTCATCCCCAACAATTCCAGAATCAACCGCTCCACCTCGCGCACATCTTCCTCCGATGCCTGCCCGACGAGACCGTTGGCGATCAGGGCGGCGGTGGCTTCGATGGCTGAGGGTGTCGGTGTTTCACTGAGAGCCGCGCGGCGGGATGCTTGCCAGACGGCCCAGCCGAATTCGAGAATCCACTGATCCCAGCCATGAAAATAGATTGGCCCCTTGAAGTCCTTCTTCCATGCGACGTAATCGGCCCATTGTTTCTCGCGGTCGCTCATTTCGCGTCTCCGCTTGCTGGTTGAGCGGCGGTCAGGGCGCGGATCGCATCGCGCGCATCATCCGTGAGTACTGTTGGGGCGGCGAGCCGGGCATGGATTGCCCGCAGATCGTCGTCGGTCGGCTCACGCATCAGCAGCAATAGCAGTGCACAAGGGTTATCCGCCATGCGGCTGATACCGTGGACTTTCGGCAATGCCACCGCCTCCGCACCCTGCGCCACATTGGTGGAAGTTGATGCGGCGCGGGCGAGCTTGAGGCCAAACCGGTAACCCTCCCATGCGGACTGAGTTTCGGGGCAATCGTAAGAACTGCCGTGCCGGTCTACACTTAATTGCTGGTCTTCAGCCCACACCTCGAATGCCGCGCGATCGTCCTGCTCGACCGAGGGTGCGGTAGTAGCTATACACTCGCTGCATTGGAAGTGCGAATAGACTTCGCGGAGCGCCGACACGAAGTTTGGATATGCCGCCGTGTCCCAGCATTCCGGGTAGTGGATTGCCTGCGCAATATCGCCAGCGAAAGGAATTTCTGCGGCAGGCTTGTTTGCATCCTTGTCGAGAGGGGCAAGGTAATCTCCCCCACTCTTGAGGCGGTTCAGAAGAACGTCCATTGGATCGCATGGATCGACAACGACAGGCACTGCGGTAAGAGTGGTGATAATCGAATCAGCCAGTTCAAATGAATCGACGCTGCCGTCGTGGGCTTTGTGCTCATCGATCAGGATTGCCCATTTCATTCGATCAGCCACCGCCTCTCTATCGACAGCGGCAGGCTGGGTGGCGGATAGCAGGGCGCGCAATCGGTCGACAAGATGCGCGAGTGATTTTTCTCGTTTCGCAAACCACGCGGCTTCGTCGAAGTTCTTTCCGGGATGCTCAAAGTTGTAGCCTTCGCCACTGGCCGCCCATCCGCTTGCATATGCAGTGCGCAACACGTCGAGAATCTGTTCATCAGTCACAGTCACTTCTCCATCGGGATTTGTGGGGTGGGTCATGGTGTGGTCTTTGCATGCATCTGGCGAAGCGTTTCGGCAACTTCGGCGGGTACGTCAAAGAAACTCAGCAGCCCTTTGCAACGCACGAATGGCAGCGGCTTGGCATCGGCGAGCACGAACCCATACTTTCCGTTGAACCATTTAGACTCGCTTTCGGTGACGCAATCGACGATGGTTGCAACGCCCACGATGCCGCCGATCATCTCCTCGCGTTCCGGATACGACCCGTAGTAGCGACGGTAGGCAACGGCATCGTCGGCATAGTCTCGCTTTGGATATGTAACGCCCGCATGGATCAGAACGCGGCCACGAAACTTGGTCGGCCAGTCGCGGTTCTCAATGTCTTTATGTCCGTTGACAATCAGCCACGCATAGGGCTGACGGATAGAGAGTGCTTTCACGATACCTTCTCCCCGCCAGATGCAGCGGCAATCTGTTCTTCGGAGCCGCCGTGCGCATTGATAATTGCGCGTGCTTGCTCCACGGTTAGGCCGCTCACAATATGGCCTTGCGGGCCGTGCAAAGCCACCAATTCCTCCTTCCAGTCTCCGCACGCCATATGCCATGTCGCCCGCACTTTGGAAGGGGCGAGAGCCTGAGCCTCTAGCAGCGCGTTGCGCATGCGCCATTTAAAATCGTGAGCATGCGCTTCGTCATAGGTGAACCACGCGTCGATCGCAGTTTCAATCTGCTCGTCGCTCGGCCCTGCGTCTTCATTAGTGGTCATGCGAAAAGCTCCAGTTGACTCGCGTCTATCAATCGGTCTTTGGTCCATACCGACCGTCCGTCCAAGGTGTGTCCGTTAAGCCAGTAGGTCCGGCCTTTCTCATGGCGCTCCACGCCGATTACAGTCAGGTGGTAGTGAGGCTTCGACGGGCGTTCCAGACCGTTGATCATGTCGAGGTACTTGACGCACGTGCACGGACCATCGATCTCTTTCACGATGTACGGGCCCGTGCCGTAGGTCGTACGCACGCAGGCGCCTATCCGGACCAGCATGGCGTCAACCTTTGAGCCGATGCACGAAGCCGGTCGGCGTTTTCTCGATTGTCGAATTACTTCCTGCAAGCAGGCGGTCCGGATCGGAGTTCAGTGGTGAGATGAAAAGCGAATCTCCGCTCGCACCCGTGGCCTTGATGTAATCGACTTCGACCTTGGCGCTATCGACCAGCACACTGGCCACCTGAGCGACGGCTCGGGCGCGTTCAACGTCCATCGGCTTCTCGCGATCGCGAAGATCGGCGAGCGTTTTCATCAGGTGTTCGCGCATATCGGTAATGGTGCTCATGACTCTTGCTCCTTCGCCTCGCGGGCGATTCGGTTGACCTGTCTGGTGATTGCGCCCTTGAGTTGGACCAGCTTGGCAAGCTCCGGCGAGCGCGACCGGGGATGATTGCGACGTGCGAGCTCGCCGCGGTGCACGAGCTCGAGCGCGTCGAGCGTGATCTTTTCGAGTTCCGCCGTGCGCCGGCCGGGCAGGAAGCAGACCACATGGCCTTTCGGGATCGGACCGTTCGCGGCTTCCCACACCAGACGGTGCACGCCAACCCAACGTCGCGCCGGCACCGGGTGGTCGTCGTTCGTTTTCTGCTCGAGGTAGCCGTCTTTGCTGATTCGATACGATCCGATCGGCACGTAGTTGTGCTGCGCCGCGCCGCTCATCGAGCCTTTCTTGAACTGTGTACGACGAGAATTCGGATGAGTGCCGCAGATACCCTTGACACCTTTATTCCATGACGTCTGGCCTGACTTGAACCGCGTCGAGCCTCCACGCTGGCCATCTGTACGGCCCGCGAGCGGTCCCGCAAGATAGGCTTCAGACTTGCGCAAGCCCATTCCGAGTGCTTTCTGGTAGACGCGCCCGACACTTAGACCCATTGACGCGGCCAGAGTCGGCGTGTGCGCATCTGGATACTCAAGCGTCAGACGTTCCTTTTCTGCTTCGGTCCACTTGTGGCGGGGCGCGGTAGTCGATCCGGGTTTGCGCTTCGTCATGCTGCCCACTCCATGAGTTGAGTGTCATACCCGAGCATCAGCGGATGCTTCGGGTCACCTCCCTTTGTGAAGCCGAATATCTTCACTGGCTTGCCGGCGCCGAGAATGCGATGCGCCAGCGTGTCGAGATGTGGCCGCAGCGCCGCGGGCAACTTCGTGCGATCTCCCCAGCACGGGACAAGCAGGTCCGCGTCCGCGATGATCTGGCCAAGATGCATGTCGTTGAATGGGCCGACCGGATCGAGAACTCGCGAGAGCTCGCGAACGTCGCGCGCACGGTATGCGAACGGGTTGCCGGCGACGTACTTGCGCGCGCCGAGCAAACGCCCGAAGCCGCGCCACTTCATGTCGGTCTGGTCCGGGATGATCGAATCCGCCCACGACGGATTAACGCCAAAGAACGCGACCACGATTCCGACAAGCTGCAACTCGCGCTCGAGGCGGTACCGGTATGTGCCACATTCGCTGATGATCGCGGTCATTGTTTGACCTTCGTGCGGTATGTCTGCGTGAACGTCCTGTTGACGACGTGTCCTCGGTACCGAACGACGTTCGCGATTCGAGCGCGATCGTGATGGCTCGCCGGCGCCTGACCGAGCAAGCCGAAATAGCTGTTAGCGACAGGCAGGAAGTCTCCTTCATTGACCTGCGCCACGCGGCGAATTGCTTCGTTCACAGTGCGGCGGCGCGTCGTGCGGGACCATGGCTTGATCACGTGGCCGACGAAGTCCACGCCGCGCGCGATCGGCTGAAGCACGGTTTTCTTCGGATTGAGCCGAACACCGAGGCGCGCCGGCAGGAAAGCGTCGACCTCGGCCAGCACCGCGTTTAGCCAGTCGGCAGACGGGTGCAGGAACAGGAAATCGTCCACATAGCGCACGTAGTAACGCGCGCCGAGCTGGTGTTTTGAGCGCTGGTCGAGCACGTCGAGATAGACGTTGGCGAAGAACTGTGACGACAGGTTGCCGATCGGCAGGCCGAGATGATCCGGCTGGCTAGTCAGGCGCTTGTGCGGCGGCACACGATCAATCAGCACCGGGTCGCCGCGGAACTCGAAGTTGGTTCGCGGATCGTGCATAAGCACGGTGTCGGTCAGATTCATCCACCACGCTTCATTGATCTTGCGAGCGAGCAGCTCGCGCAGCTTCAGTTTGTCGATGCTGACGAAGAAATTCGCAATGTCGCACTTCAGGTAGTAAGCCGGCCGAGACCAGTTCTGCGTAATGCTCCGGATCATCGCCTCGAGCTGCTCTGCGGCATAGAGCGTGCCGCGACCAGGAATGCATGCGCAACTATTGGCGATGAAAGAGTTTTCGAAGCGCGCCGCGATGCGGTTGTAAAGCAGGTGGTGAACGACGCGATCGCGAAAGTCCGCCGCCCACACTTCGCGCGCCTTCGGACGTGTCACGACGAAACAGATCGAGCGGCCCGGCTGATACGAGCCGTCGATCAGTTCGTCATGCAGCTGCGACAGGTTACGTTCGAGGTTCTGTTCGAATTCGAGTGCGTTTCGCGTGTTTCGCTTTGTGCGACGGCAGTCGAAGTACGCGAGAACGAGCTCTTCGAACGTGAGAGCCTCGCTTCCAGCATCGTAATAATCTGCGGACCGCGCGAACCCGGCCTTTGTTGTTCTTGTTGTTCGCATTCTGGTTGCCATTTGTGAAATTCTGGTACCAAGCGTTGTTGGCCGAGTACTGCGTTCATTCGCACTATCTACGTCGCCAGGCCGAAGGCTATCGCCGATCGACGAGGAAACTGCACCAGACCGATCCCGGTTACTCCCGGTGGTATCTGTGATGTGCATGTCGGTATCCTTGTGAGATAGCGGTGCGACCAGATTAAATCGCATAGACCTCACCGCCTTGACGATGAAGTAACGAGCGACGATGCGGATTGCTTCTTCCATCCACCGGCCTGTTTGCCCACTTGTTCGGTTAGCGCGATCGCGGCCGCGTATTGCTTGGTCGCGATGAACCGCATGTCTCTGGACAACCTGAGCAGAAGATTGACCACTTCAAGACGCTCGAGCAGATCGTTCAGATGCGGTACCTTGTCCATTGCCGCATTGGCGCGAAAGATCAGCGTTACGATCTTCAGCGTCTCCGCTCGAATCTCTCCGCCGAGCGATTGCTTGAAATCGCGCGGCATATGGCGAGTCGATTCCGTGACCTCTCGGAAGAGGTCGTACGCGACCTTGTAAATGGGCAGGGCGGTGGTAATGGCCATGGTTAATTTTTAAATTTCAAAAGTCCAATCTGCGGACCGCGCGAACCCGGCCTTTGTCGCTCTTGCCGCCCGCATCCTGGGTGCCACTCGTGAAATACTGGCACCAAGCGTCGCCGGCCGAGTACTGCGTAGACGTCCAGTGCCACTCTCGGATGAACAGGTCAGGAACGTTCGCGTAAAGCACCGCGCTTTCTCGCTTCGAGGGTACGTAATAGTCACGGTGACATTCGAACTCCACCTCGCTGCACTTGCGAGCTGCAGGATGATCGCCGGTGGCAATCAGTGCCTGCGTGTTTGCGTATCCGTCGAACTCGTCCTTGGCGCCCGGCACGTCAACGCCGTAGCCTCCCCACTCCACGTCGCCGAAGGCGCCGATCGTGTCGGGGGAGATGATCAACCAGTACGGCCGGCCATCGGCATGCCGCGCGAGGCCACCATTGAACCCGCCTTGGCCGGGCCAAACTTCACCGATACGCGGAACGCTGCGCACAGCTTCTTCGGTACGGCCCATGACCTTGTCGAGCCATGCGTTGATGGCAACATCCTTGGGCACGCTCAGCTTGCCGCCGTGGAACGGAACTTCGATTTCGCTTGTGTTGCTCATTGATGCTTTCTCCAATGGTTCGATGCGATCGGTCGTGATGCGCCTTCGAAATGATTGAATTTCTAAATTTTGACTCTGCGGACCGCGCGAAGCCGGCCTTTGCCGTCCTTGCCGTCCGCACCCTGGTAGCCATCTGCGAAACCCTGGTACCAAGCGCTGAGGGCCGAGTACTGCGTGCTTGTCCAATACCACTCGTCGGCGAAGGACTCTGCGCCGCCTTCACGGAACAGTTCGACGGGCGTCTGGCCCGGCAGGTGGATCGAATACGGATAGCCGACCGGCAGACTGCTCGGGTTGTCGCCGCTGCGGTAGACGTAGTTCTCTTCGGTGGTCGGCTTGAAGCCGCGGTAGAGCAGCTCGACCTGATCGCGCGCGCCGATGTGCCAGTCGTCGAAACCGCCGATACGCAGCTCGAGCACCTGTTGTGCGATCTCGCTGCCGGCCTCGGCCATCGCCTTGGTATTGGCGAGTCCGTCGAAGAAACTGTCGGCTCCCTCGATCAGCTTGTAATCGGGATGCCAGATGACCGGACCGAGATCGCCTTCGTTCTTCGGCGCGACGACTTGTGCGAACACGTCACCGTTGAAGGTGATGATGCCGGCGAAGTAACCGCCTTCCCACGGCGTGCCGAAAACGGTCGGAACTTCCTGCTTTGCCAGTGGCAGATTTGAGATTGCGTTCATAGATGCTCCAGAATGATTTCGAAAAAGAGCGGCCGGGACAGCGCCGCTTTCAACACACGCCACGCGGGGGTCAGCGTGACGTCCCACCCAGTTGCGCGTCGAGCGCGCGAATCCTCTTCACAACACGTTCGGGCAACGCAAGCGCCTGACCGCCATGCAAGGCAGCGAAAGCGGGCCGCAGAATTTCGCGATCGCTCGGCGGAATGTCGGCGTGTTCCAGCCGGGCCAGTGCGCGGAAAATAGGTTCGTCGGTCGTCATGCTGCGACCTCGACGGGCCGTGACCTTTCTAGCCACGCTTCCCACATCTTTTCCATCAGGGACGTGGAGTCGGTCGATCCCTTGGACTCCGGACGATTCTTGAACCACGCTTCGAAACGTTGGCGTTCGTCGTACTGGTCGATGCGCTGCTGAAGCACGTCGTGCTTTTCCTTCCAGTCATCCGCGCGCCTGATCGCGTCTGCCAGAGAATTGCGGAGTTCCTCCAACTGTCTGAAGGCGGCATTCGCCTCATCGCGCGTCGTCTCGTGCGCTTTCACTTCCTTGTCGTGCGTTAGCTGCAGGACCGTCGACTTATCGGCGAGCGTCAAGAACTTCTTCTGCAATTCATCGCGCTCACGCGTCACGGCCTGCAGTTGCAAAGCGAGATCGAGAGACTATTCGACGGCGCTAACGTCGGAGTCGGTCACTTCCGGTTTTTCAACCACCGGTGAGGCCGATTTCGGGGCCGCCACGGCGCCCGCCGCGAGAGTCGAAGGGCGCATGTCCACGCCATCTTGAGAAACCTGCGGCGCGTCCTTTCGCGTGAGCCAATAGACGTACTCCGTGTGCCGCGCGCCGGTGCCTTCCAGCTTCCGCTCGAGAATGCCGCTGCTGACCATCGCGTTGAGCTCGCGAGAAACCGACAGCCGGTCCATGCACAGCTTGTCGGCGATCGTCCTAGCTGTGGACTGCATGACGGTGCCGAGGTACTTCTCAATTTCTGCTCTCACGCTGCCTCCGTGGGTGCGCCGATGACGGTAAAGCCAGCGGCTACGTAAGTCCTGATTGCGAACGACGTCATGTGCGGCGCCCATATGATCTCGATCGACGAGTTTGGCGCGGTATCGGATGCCGGCGCCGCACGGCCCATCAGGTTGAACACGCCCCGACCTTGGTATCCGCCTTGGCGAAACACAAACTTTCCAGTGCCGGGCCAAAAGTCGACCACGCCTAGTTCCGTCCTGACAATGAGATGGGCTGCGCCGTTCTTTTCTTCAAACTGATATCCGCGCTCGCGCAACAGAAGGTTCGAGCTTTCACGGTTTGCTGCGCGTCGAGATTTGCTGCTTTCTCTGTCGGCGTCTTCGCTGCATCCCGAACAGCACTGCGGAAATCCAACGGCCTCGCCAAGGTATTCGCCGCACTGCTCGCAAGATGACCCGTCGAGCATCGATTCAGCGATTTCACCCATGACATTCCTCAAAAGGGTGGGGTACTTGCATGCCGCGAAACGGAGATTCACGCCTCAATCGGCTTCATCCGGATCGTGGGCTTTCCCCCGTTGATCAGGCGACCAGTTCCGGTTGTTTCTTGCGGCCGCGCTGAGCTTTCAACTGGTCATCGACCTCGTTCGCGCCGGTACCGGTGTCAGGTTTTTCTTCGTCACCGTCTCCGCCTTCAGGATCGACAGTCACGAAGACTTCCTGATTGAGCTTTCCGGCGATCTTCTCGATGTCGCCGTTGCTGGGATGACAGCGGACCTGAAACGAAAAGACCACGGTGCCGCCTTGCTTCGGCTCAATGACGAACCTGCGCACCTTGGCATCGCCAAAAACGGCGTCTCCCTTTCCGCTGGCGCCGATGTGCACGGTCACCGAGGCGTTCTCGTAGACCTCGTCCCATTTGATCGGTCCCATCTTCGGATTCTTGACGACAGTCATGTGGTCGGCGTCGGGATTTACTTCCTGTTGCGGCGAGTCCTCTTTCTCGTATAGCGAGGACTTCAGCGTCGGCGAGAACATCGCGAGCGCCTGATTGCTGGCGGTGTATCGGAAGTCGATGTCCATAGCATTGACGTCCTGATTGCCATGTTTTTCCTGTCCGACGTTGATGTGAGTGATCTTGGTGAGCTGCCGTTCGTACTCAAATGCCATGGTGTCTCTCCTGGGGGGAAAAGGTCAGAACGCGGTTGCCAGACGTTCGTTGGCCGCCTCGAGGTTCATGTCGAGCAGCCACGAAAGAACGACGCTCTCGTGCACACGGTAGTTCGTCGCGAGAGTCGCGATGATCTCGTCGTCGGTGGGGCGCTTCGGTGCGGCGGCGCGACCAGTCCGGGCGGGTGTCTTGACAGGCTGCGCGGCGGCCACGGCAGGCGTGCTGGCGGCCGCAGTCGGCGCGAAGCTGGCTTCCTGAGATGCGGTCTGTTCGGCGGCGCACGCCTGCGCCTGACGAGTCTGTTCGAGTCGTTCTTCCTC